ACACGCGTAAGATCGTCGGCAGCGTCAGATGTGTATAAGAGACAGATATATAGATATGGAAGATAAGAAACATTCTTTTATGGACCAATTGAATCTGTTCTTTATTGGAGCAGTTATTGGTGTCATTGTTGGTGCCTGCTTTGGTATTAATGCTGTAAAAGGTAGTAATAACAGAGCAGAGGAAAAAGTAAAGGCGTATGAAGAGTATTATAAATGCACTGAGACGCTTTTAGACTCTCTCGATGGAACACATAATCTTGACCTCATGGATACAGATCTTGAGACAGATTATGGTGTTGATTATTTGGAAGCTAAATCTAAGGTAGATGAACTAATTGTAAAGTAGTAGGTTTATCTATAAAACCAATTAAAAAACATAAGGGTTGAGTTGCATCAACCCTAAGTGTTTAATGTAGCCAGCGTAAGCTGAGAGTCCAAAGCCTCTACAAATACAGATGGAACACTTTTTATACCGAGTGTAAGCGGTAAGTCTTACACAAAAATAAACAATGTTTAATTATCAAAATTATGAACATTATCGAAAAATTGTTGGGTGAAGCATACCCAAAGATTGGGTCAGAAGTTTTTGCTGACGGTAACAAAACAGTAGTAACAGTATCTCGTACACTGTCTCCAGATCATGTTGACTTGGATGCTCCTAGTTACGTGGAGACTAAGTTCAAGAAACACATTCCAATCTTGAAATCTATTGACGTTGAACTGGACGCCGTAACAGAGGAACAGACCATTAAGGTGACAGTTGAAGTTGATGGTAAATTCAACAGCATTGATGACTTGAGACATCTTGCATTTATCGCTATAGAAATTAGCGAAGTCGCAGAAGACAAACTCAGTGAGCCCAATGTAATTAAGGCCATTGGTCTGGATTGTAAACCATTCATTTGCACGGGTGATGAATCAGAAGAAACACAAGCAAACGCATAACCAAGCAGTTAAGCCGCAGTCAGCAAAAGGGAAGCCTGATGCTGAATACCTTAACTACAAGGTAGTTGCTAAGGAGGGAGGATCTACAATGATCCTCTCTTCTGGATTAAGTAAATGTAATGCCAAATCTTTGGAAAATACTTTGAATAGTTATATTAACAACAAACATTCAAATGTTCCAGGAGCTGGCAAGACAAGTGTTAAATTCATAACAATTCATTAATCTTATGTTGAATGTTACTATTCAGAACGACGGAAAAATCAAGTTCCAGTCAGAGTGTTCAAGCACAAAAGATATGAGATATAATGTTAACTTACTGTTAGCAGTTGTATCATCTATGGAGACGGAAGAATGGGTGTAAAATTGTACGAAAAGCCGGAAAATCAAAGTCCTGGCCCACTGATTGCGATAGTCATAATAATAATGTTATTGTTATTGACTTCAAAGTGTCAAGCGCAGCAAAAAGCTGCAATAGACACAATGGTTTGCAAGGTTGAATGTATTAAACAAATAGTACAGAAACCGAGTGTTAACGGTAAAACCGTTAAGTATCTAGCTGTGTATGTTGATAAGTCTGCAGGATTCTCAGAGATTATTCCAATCTCAAAGAGTGTTGTAGACTATATTAACACATGCAAGCAATTCTCTATTGAGCCTACACTTGGCATTAGGTTAAGAAATGGTGTAATTACATCAATTGTTCGATACAAAATCAAATTTGTACATAAATGAAGTTTAGTAAAGGAGACGTAGTACGTCAAGTGTTGCCTAGTGGCATAATGGTAGGTGGTTTAATGGTCGTAATCAATAACATCGGCAACAAATGCACAGCTGTTAGAGATGTATCAACTGGAAAATACTATATATATAGGTCAAAACATCTAGGAAAGGAAGGAAAAGCAACAAAGATTTTGGTTAGTAAAAATGATATGGATAAAATCGACACAACGAAAGGTATTGGTGCATTCTATCATAGCGTATCACCTGTATATGATAAGCTATATGCTAATCCATCAAGATTTGTATGTTTTATACTAGCTTACACCAAGGGTGAGACCATACATAGAGTATATCAACTTGGAAAAATATCTAGAGTATTACGAAAAGTTGATGAAATTCGTAAAGGATACGAAATGGTTCCAGTTAAGCAACCAATGTACAAGCTTCAATTAATAGGTGAACTATGAGTAAAAAACTTAGTCCTGGCAGAATCTACAAAATAAATGGCATTATTGTTAGGGCTAAACGTCAATACAATTGCAATGGGTGTATCTTTAACAATCCTTTCTCTTGTCCAAAAGTAAACGATTCAAAGGATTTGAACGAAAAATCACCATCATGCATTGAAGACGGAATAATTTTTATTAGTCCTTAATTATGGCAAAACGTAGAAAAAACGGACAAATGTCTGACGAAGAATTAGAAGTTAGACGGCATCACTCATCATTGCGTAGACTTAAAGCGCATTGTAGTGATGAAAACGTAGAGTTAAAAGATTATAAATCTGCAAATCCTGATGATATGTGTGTATTATCATTAGAAGATGTAGATTTGGGATCAAGAAAGAGTTATTTAACAACAGATAACGATTCATGGTTTGTCAGTGAAGACGATTATGAAGAGATATCACAAATAGCATTATACCTATGAGAAAAGAATATGGAGAGCTATTTGTATCAATAGCATTAATAATTATTTCGGCATTCCCTCTTTTTGACTTATTGTCAAACATAACGAATATAACTAACATAAGCGATTTTTCGTTGATAGTAGTAATTGTTATGTTGATAATAATCTTGATCTCCAGTATTATGTATTTTATATCATATTGGACGGAAAAATTTAATTAAGTTGCATTTCAAGGGGGCGGTTTATACCGTCCCCGAGATTTATTAGGTTAGAGGCCTACATAACAGTTCAAGTCTGTATAAAATCACAAATGGGTACCAAACAACTCCCTACAACTCTATTAAATAGCGTAATTACCTTAAAATTAATCATTTGGGTTAGAAAGAAAAAGAACGTTAGATAGTAGGAGACAATGGAATGGTTTAAATATAACCAGTGAAAATTGCCCATATTTGGACTTGTAGCTCAGTGGTTAGAGCAACAGACTCATAATCTGGAGGTCCTAGGTTCAAGCCCTAGCTGGTCCACAAAAGATGATTCCGTGAATCTTTAAAACCCGGATAGTTAACATTTGTTAAATCTCTAATAAATTATCAAAATGAAGAGATTATTCGAAAAGCTTAGCATGTGCTTAATCATGCTTATTGTAGCCGTCACAGTATCATCATGTGACTACATGAAAAAAACTAAGAGTGAGATCAGACACGATGACTCGCTCATGGTATCAAAGATGATGCAGGATATTGACAATCCTACATTTACCGACTGTTCTGACGTTATAGAGTTTCAGAGATCGGAAGGTCAATGGAGACATCAGGACTCAGTGTTCTTCAACATACCTGAAAAGGTTATGCGTAATGTGGTATCGGTCTTAGAAAAATCTGGGAAACCATTAACTAAGATGAGTATATCGAACGAGTTCGAGATGAACAAGCATGTATATTTGAATCTTCCTGATGAACAGGATCAATACAATGCGATTGCTCCTCCTGATATTCCTAACGTAGAAATGGTTGATACTATTATCGACGGTAAGCATGTGCAGATCGTGCAGTCCTCCAGTACTAACATAACAACAAAGGAGGATTAGCTATGAAGCGGTACATTATTATCTCTTACGATGGTTCTAGTTTGGATCCATCTGAAGTTATGGCAATAGCTTCAAAACTGAACACAGTTAAACCTGATGTTAAGGATGTGTATGCAGTTACAATGGATGAAACGGAAGTTAATTCCATTATTATCGGTCACGCAGAAGCCAAGAATGCTACAGAACTTTCTGTTGTAGAGTCTGCGTGCATCTACGTGAAAAAAAGATTTGGTAAGTTTTTCTGCTCCAAGATGAAGCTGTTGCTTGCATTGTCAGAGGCTATAACTAATGAGCCTAACAATGAATCCCTTATGAATGCCATCAGAGTTATGTCTGGTGGCATAAGTAAGAGAATGCGTGATTCTTACGGTATTTCTACCGATATTATTTGTGTATTTAAAACGGTTCAAGATAACATGTAACTATGTATAAAACACAACGTAAAACTAAGAAAGTATATCGTCAGCGTCACGCAGAAGCCAAAGCAAAGGCATATAAGCGTGACAAGTTTGAAAAACAAGCTAAATCCTTTAGATTATGTGGAAGATTCCAGTATATACAACAAAAGCTAAGGGAAAGGGTAAGAATATAAAAACATTGGTATTCGAATCCAAGTACCCTAGTGAGAATAAAGCTATAGAAGCTAGATTCGCACTTATTCATTTGGCTAACTGCTCTCACAAAGCTCCGTGCGATATCACCATTAATAATAATGGCGCAGTATTCGTTAAGAATCCATCCTGGAGTGTGGGAGAAGTAACAATATGTTAATTAATTTTATTTACAAACATTTAAAACATTATCAAAATGGCAAAAGCAGAAACAAAAGGTGCTGCTAAAGAGCAGCAGAATGTGTCAGCAGACAACGTAGTAGAGAAGTTGATGAAGGGCAACCTTGTGACCGACATCGCAGACAAGGCGGCAGAAGAAATCCGCCAGGACGAGGAGAAGCGCAAGATCTCCCAGGTCAAAGAAATTGTCAAGTGTGCTGACTTCCTTAGAATTAAGGAACTTCTCAATGTCCGCAAGGACCGTGCGAAGGCAAAGATCACTCTCGACACTCTGAAGAAGCGTACAGAATTGTTGGCCCGTCTTCTGGGCAAGGACGAGAATGGTACCGCCGTTCCTGACGACCAGAAGATTACGCCAAACGAATTCCGCGAACTTTCGCAGAAGATCGATGAGGATCAGCGTAAGCAAATGACTGAACTGAACAAAGAGTACGAAAAGCACGACCGTGAGTTGCGCGACAAGTACCCTAACAATTGGTATTATGCCAACTATCAGTTCGATCGTTTTTAATTCTTCTTCTAGTACAAGTATCTTCGTATCACGTACATAGATTCTGAAGCACTGTAGAGGATCTTAAGAAGACGAGGCAGCGAAGGAATCCCAGAATGAATTAACATTCTCATCAAGTATCTTCGTATCACGATGAGAGGAAGAGATGTGACCCCACACAGTAAATTGGGACAGTAGATCAAACAATATGTTTTGTGCGTATCATTGTATCGGGGAGATTTGATTGCTCTGAAAAGTTAATTGAACCCTGCAAAATATATCAAAAATGCTGAATATAGCCCTCTAAGTATCTTCGTATCATGAGGATTCCTATATATTTTTAGCCATGTTTTAAGCGCTCTGAGGCAGAGTATGTCACCAAGTGGAGTAATTAACCACGAGTGCCGCAAAAATGTCTTAGAGCGCACCTAAAACGGCTTAAATCGAATGTTCTGACTGATCATCGGAACATTTACAAGAAATGTACAGTGTGTATGAAATAATCTGCCTGGACAGGGGTTCGACTCCCCTCACGTCCACGGGGCATCCTCTACGCTATTGTGTAGATTCCATTTGGACAACCTAGGCATGTTGTAAAACTGCCTACACGGGCGTGTTTGGTTTTGACAGACAGAGGAGATAAATACATTAAGCACTATACTATAAATTAAACGGCAATGTAAATAACATTGTAGACTATACTAACGTAGCGTAAGTTTAGTCTAGGTGTTTCCTACCAAAGTGGAGAGAAGAAGAAGTTTGGTTCTTTGGGCTACACACCCGAGGATTAGGGTTCGACTCCCTAGCTTCTTCCTATTAGTTATGACAAAGGGATATAAAGCGATGATAAAGGACAGGTGTCCTCATGTCGTCAACCTCGCATTTAAATGGTGTACAGAATTTGGCAGATTATCTAATATAGGTAAGAAGCCACATGAAAGAATTAAGTATGCTGTAAAAACGCGATGGATAGACCGTGTATACCAAGAAAATGTAGCAATCTATAACACTGGAAGAGGAATACCTCGAACAGATGAAAAGAACGCATCATTAAGAAAAGCTCTTGGGATCCACGAGGGGTCGCAAAATTTTAATTTTGCAGACTCTATAAATTTGGATGGCATCAACAAAGTATTCAACTCTGGAGAACGAGCATTTTGGATATGGGTTAATAGCTGGGTAATATGGTTTCAAGAGAACTATAAGTACCTAGAAAACTATTATAACATATCATGTAAGTGTGGCAATATGGCTTTATTTGATAAAGCATTGTCAGAAAAAGCTAGTTTTCTAGATGAATATTTTGAAGATTTCTCTAAGTTTATTAAGAAAACATTTAATTAAACAAAATAAAAAATGGAGTATTTCCCTAAAATGCTAATTTACAGAGCTAGTCTGTTAGGCTGCAAAGAAGAAGGTATAGAAAATGTGATTAACTGGTTTCATAACCGCCTTAAAAAGGGCTTTACTTATGAACCGCACATATTCTGTGCAGGAGACAGCCTAGACGAAGATTGTATATACGAATACTGTTGTAATGAGCAGTTACGTAGAGTTAGTGATTGGATTATGAAAACGATAATCCTAAGCAACCCTATAAAGTTCAAAACACTTACAACTCGTATGCGTATCGGTTCAGGACTACTTGAAAAAGTAGAAATGAAAACGGGAGGAAAGGATTTGAAAATAATCCTTTTCAACAATTTCGTCAACAACATTTGGTCGCTATACCGTCAGAAGATGGTGTACGATCTTCCGTTTTATCAGGAGTAGGGTGAGAGAGATCTCCCCTACCCCACAATATGGAGTATCAGCGTATCACTCAATCTGAGATTGAGACCATAAAAGAAGCTCAAAAGGGAAATGAGCTAGCGTTTAATAAATTGTTTAACCGTTACAAAGAGTTCGTTGACAACGTGCTCTTTTGTTACGTGAATGACATGGATGAAGCTAAAGATCTTACAAATGTTGTATTTCTTAAGGTTCACCAAAAACTCTCGACATTCACAGATTATTCGTCTTTTGGCGGATGGCTGAGAATTATAGCTAATCGAACAGCTATAGATTATCTACGAAAAGTAAAGGAGAAATCCATGGAGTTAGGAGAAGACTCAGGCCGACTACCTGTCGAATTAACTAATTCTTCAGAAGAAGAAGATCTTGTCAATCTTCTTGAGTATGAATCTCTTCTAAAGGAATTTGAAAAACTCCCAAAGAAGACACAGAAGATTTTTAATCTATTTTACGTAGAAGATCTTACCGTTGATGAAATTAGCAAAGTGCTGAAAATTCCTACAGGCACTATAAAAGCTGCACTAAGCCGCACTCGTAGGAAAATTAAAAATAACTTAAAAGTTTAACAAAAATGACTTCACTTTTATTATTGATTCTCTCGATTTTTGTAGCTCTTGGTTTCGCAAGATACAATAAGAGCAACAAGTTGTTCTGGATCATTCTCGTAAGTCTCTTGCTCGGTTTTACCGGTAAGAGTATGGTCAACTATGCCTTTGTTGACCATAAAAGTGAAGCCAGTACAGTTAAATCTTCTGCAAATCCCATGCTGGCACCGACGTGCTCATTTCAGGCTTTGGAACCCTCAGAGGGCGCTGGTACATGTGCTGAGACAAAACCAGCAGGTAAGGATACAATTGTAGTAGATACTGTTACTGTGCTTAACTTGGGTGAAGACGAGCATATTAACGTGCTCACTAAACCTCCACGAGATTGGTTAAAAACGAACTTTATATTCGACACAAGTTGAATTTAAGTTAGTTGCCCAGAAAGTATTAATTAATTTTAGTAAATAACATTTAAAAACATTATCAAAATGGCAAAAAAGAATGGAAAGGGCAATGTAAAAGTTGCTCAGAATAACAACAATGGTGGTAACAATGCAGATGCAGCTGTTGAGGCTGCAGCTATGCTCACAACAACAGGTGGGTCAAGCATGGATCGTAATCACCAGGTAGATTTGTTAAAGATGGCTCACGATCGTTTCTTCTTGGATGAGAAAGCTGCTGAACACACTGGTTTCCCACAGGGAACTATCGACAAACTCAATCATATTAATGCCCTCGGCATCGCAGTGTGTGTATGTAATGAGGTCAAGTATGGTACCAGCGATTTCGCTGTTGTAATCCGTAAGTCTGCGCTCCCAGAGCTTACTGAAGCTTTGAAGGAGATTGGTGTAAGCTTTGATGACACAAAGCTCTTGCCTTCAAAAGACGATGCTGAAGCAATTGAAGTTACAGCTTCAGCTGTAACAGTATCAGAAGAGACAGCAAAGAGTCTTGACAAGGATGCTAAGGCTCGTGCTGCAACAGCAGGTAAGGTTTTTGATCCTACAAAGATCAAGGACGAAGAAGAGCTCAAGGAAGCTTTGTCTGGATTCTTAGCTATGAACCGTGATTCTAAGCTGATGGATAGCATCATGCAGTGTGTGAACTTCTATAAGTCATATCGTTCTATTGAAGCTAAGCGTGCTATCGATTCTGCTGAGAAGACGCTCAAGAACACAAAAGACAAGAAGTACAAAGAGAACGCTGAAAAGGCTCTTGCTTCTGCAAAGAATGACCTTGAGCGCCTCAAGAACATGAACTTCCATGATACGTTTCGCAAGGTTGTTGAGCTTACGGGTCGTGTCGGAACGCTTACTTATGGAATTGGTGCTCACTTCTTCAATGTTACCGCTACGTCAGGATCTCCTGTATCTGCGTTCTGTGAGCTTCGCGACCATTCTACTGACAAGAACACCGGCGTATGCAAGTATACCGATGATCAGATTGCAGACGCTGTAAAGTGCCTCGTAATCATTGGTGCAGACGATGTTCGCTCAAAGGGTAAAATCTTGCTCGAGGCAGAGAACAAGCTGCCAGAAAAGGATCGTGTCAAGGAGCACATTGATGCCGCTAACAAGAACATCGCATTCGCCGATAAGGCTACTGCAGCGGTTCTTGCGGCTCCAGGCGAGTTCGTTGAGAACTTGAAGAAGAACTTCTTGGAGGGTAACAACTTTGCAAAGAAGACTGTTATCGCCATTAAGCGTGCATATTATCGAGACGTTACTCCAGATATGATGGCTAAGGTTAAGTCTGACTCAATGCTTGATAACGCTACGCAGCATGCTGGTATCATATCTAACCTGTTCCGTAATCCTTCTGATCCGCTCGTAGGTTATGCCAAGGAGAATATCATCGACTTGGAGTTCAAAACCGATGAGGAGATCAAGGCTGAGGAAGAGGCTGTTGCCAAGGCTGCTAAGGAAGCAGCTGATAAGAAGGCAACTGAGGATAAGAAAAAGGAAGCCAAAGGTAAGGCCAAGGCTCAGGTAAAAAAATAATACGGCCAATTAAGAGAGCTGGTTCACAACTAGTTGGTCGTATTAAAAGAGCCTTTGACATCCAATGGCAAAGTGAACGAAAATAATTTAACTATCAAAGTATGAAAAAATTAGTAATCACGTTGTTAGGAGCAGCATTCCTTACTATTGGCATGAATATTGCCGATCTTAAGAATGTTCCTCTTCCAACGACAGTGCAGACAGTAGCAGCATCTACTGTACAGCAACCAATGGACCATTTGTTTGGTCAAGTGAATCGTGCTAATCCTGATACAGTGCATGATACCGTTAGGGTAGAAAAGCCTGTACCTTGTAACCATAAACAGTTACATGCAAAGGTAATTGTTAAACGCACCGTAATTAAGAAGACAGATACGTCGTATGTACCACTTCTGTATATTATGGAACCTGGAGAAAAGGTCGACTCCACTAATCACAACTCTACCATTCGTAAGGGAGAGCTCAATGATTATATTCAAATCGCCTCCAATGTGCATAAGTAAACACAAGAACCCTATGCACTATAATTGGGTAAGTACATATGGTAGATCCCATTAGTCTACGTACTATTCTGGAACATCCCTCGCGAAGGAGCTAGAAGAAAAACTCAATAAATTAAACTTGATCCGAGAATATGTTAACTCTGTCTTGCAGGGCGAGATCACTCAAAAGGTAGGATGAAATGTATCAAACATTGAAACAGTTTGATATAGGTAGGAGAAGCGTTGTATCAGCTCCTATAGATTATACAGCTGGACTTGTGAGAACCGTCTGGAGACAAGCTGGATGAGGCTGTATAATCTAAAAACGCATAAGTCCCAAGAAGGGCATAATGAACCGTATCGTAATTATATGTGATAATACTAAGCATATACAAACGTTACACGAGATGAACTATATTGGTCCCCAGTAGGTGAACAGAATTGCATACATGGTATGGTGCATGGTGCTGGAAGAACCGAGGATATCCCAAACAATATAGAAGTATTATTAAGCCGTAGGTAGTGTTTCTAGTGTCCAAAGCTAGTATAAAGGCCGAAAAACTGCATCAATACTGTGGGAGTAATACCACACAGAGTAAACTAAATGAGTTTGCTGACTATACCAAAACCTTACTGTTCGATTCAGTACAACTCCGTTGAAGGGGTGCCAGGGATGGGGTAGAAGTGTCTGATTGCGACCGCCAGGCTTTTCTTGTTTATGCGGTATATAAAAGTAAAACAAGCGCAAGGGTTGGGCAGCCCCTTAATCGAAGCTCTACGGGAGTATCGTACGCGGGTGAAGATCGCGGTGAAAATCTATTCCAGTTGTATTATTAGGATGTTAGGCAATCCGAACTTACAGCCAATTTCCATGAAAATTAAATCGTTCATGAGACTATGATCGATGACTCCGTTACAGTCAAAGAAAATTGATGGAGAGCTATCCTAGAATAAGAAATAGCAAAGCAGGTAGAAAGTTGATTCGAGATATGTCCATCCAGGACCATTTGACCTCCACTTTCATCCAAAACGATCTAGACTAATAGTTTATTTGCATCATGATATACAATATTATATAGTCTCTACAGAGTAGTAAGCTGGTATATTATGTATGCGTATGTTGTATGCAAAAGATATAAATTATGAAAACCTAGAAGGTTTAAAAGATAACATGTTTAACAAAAATTGATGTCCCTTCATAGAGTTAATCTTACGTTGTAAGTAAGGGCTTGAGGTGAAGAAATCGAGTGCCAACCGATATGCCAACCATGCTAAAGTATACTGCGCAACAGTATATGTAAACATAAAGGTTCGAAGCAATACAGGAAATTGATGGGCAGCTTATATCTATGTTGTAAAACGACTGTGTATATTATATGTGTATACTGTCTCTATACATGTATATTACGTTATAAGTGGGTGACAAGATGAAATGTATGGGTTGAATTCCCAATATTCGTGCACTATAAATAGGAGGTAGTAATACCGGTACAGAAAAATTGCAAACATCAGCAAAGATGTAAAAAGCCGTAAAGTCTGTGATGGGTTTGATCCTGAGATATTCCGATAACCAACCGCTGGGTACATGCCATAAGCCGAGTACCGCAGTAAGGAGCCATTTCGATAAGTTAGGCGCTTTTAAAACTTATTAGCCGAGGAAATCTGCGTTTAATCGACAACCTGTAGGAAGATCTTGTAAGTATAGTAAGGGAAATACGACCGAGATTCTACATATTTTCGTGGGTTATAGAAAATTCTAAGATTCTATGAGTGTTAGTTGCTATGCAAAATTTCACCAACGAAAATTAGAATAGTTAAGTTAGAAAAAACGTGAACAAAATAGCAGAAAACAGTTCAGCATTTGATTATGCAAAGGAAGCATTCAAAGCTTTAGACGATGGGCCTGGATAAACCAGTAAATGCTAATTGCATCATACGTATGCAATTCCTGCTGCAAGCCTATTATCCTATTGTCGTAATAGAGAAAGTGCAGCTAAGTCTAGATAAAGCGTCTACAATAGTAGAACTTCCTTTAGAAAACTAAGTACGCAAAGTAGTAACCGAGTATCTTCGTATCAGCGTTGCTTTATTCAATAAACAACGGCAAAGGTGTAGCCAAAATACACCATATTTTTCAATCATATCGTTAGTTAATCAATAACGATATCAAAAAGGATATGATTATGTCAGAAATTAATGTAAACATCGTGGAAACAACTATTAAGTCAAATCGTACCCCACTGAGCATACTCGGTGCAAAAATGTTTGGTCAGGACGTATTTACTCCTCAGACCCGTTTATTCAACCCAGACCATGACAAGGTTTTGGAGCAGACTAAGCAGAGCTCCAATGTAAACCTTGTACTCAATCGTTCACCTCGCCGTTTTGTGATCGGTTATATTACGATTGAGTCTATGGCAACCAAGCAGAATGCAATCGGTGATGTCGTTTGCCGTCTCAATGAGGGCACCGAGCACCAGATTGATATCCCTCTCAGTGAGAACAGCACCAAGTTTGGTGAGACCACAGAGGAGGCAGTTCAGAACGCTCTTAAGGACAAGAACTCTAAGGCTGTGTTCTCAGATCCTAAGGATTTGGGTGGCATTCTTAACGATCTTAACCGTGGTGAGATCGCTCGCCTTGATACAATTATTGAGCAGGCTAATAAGGCTAAGGCTCAGTGTTTGTCTGCCATTGCAGCAAACGAGAAGATCATTGCAGACTACGAGCGTCAGAAGGCAGATTCTAAACCAGCTGATAAGATAGCATAAGTTCATGGAGGCTGTTTTAACTGAGAAGAGCGTTAAGCTTATTGCAGTAATGCTCTCAGAACCGAAGATTAAGGCAGCCGTTTATGAAAAGTTGGACCATACAGAGAAGTACAAAATCTATACCATTAACGATGATGGTAGTATTACTCTCGGTTCAACTAAGTTCCACTTTTGGAATAAGATAATCGGCTGCGAGCAAACCTTACCATTTGAGAGTTTCGCTCTCAAGGTATGGGATGCACTAGTGGGTCTTTCCACAGGGCTTAACCAAAAAGCCATTATGGAAGGACTATCACAAGAAATTGTGATGAAAGGAGTTAAAGATAAAAACTTTAACTGGGTCGTAGAACGACTGTATGATGTTACGACAAAAGTATGTCAGAATTCTAGCATTGCTGATGGCGTAGGAGCGGACCCTGCGGGGTCCCGGGTGTCAGGGCCAAGGCTTAACGCTCAGCAAGAGTTTCCTGAGAAAATTGTTATCAATATCAACGGACGTAAAGAAGTTTTGCAGGTTAAAGACTGCATCGGTAAACCAATGATTGAGTTGGAGTACGGAATTGTAAACGCTAAACGAGTAATGCCATAAACAGAAACATTCCTGCGGGAATGGTGTACGAACTGTGCGCAGAAGAATACACATTCATGCATGGTATTATCGTTATTGTTTACAACGAAATGCAAAGACAATATTATTAGTTTATATTAAAAGGCATCCTTAAACGTTCTCTGCGGAGAATAGGTAATCCGCCCTGCGGGGCAGGATTGCCAATGGATGTCTTTTATTCTTTATTACAGTTATATGTAATATAGGAACTAGGTGAATGGCTGATTCAAGTAAATTGTTTAATTTTAATCAAACTATATGAATAAGAAATCAATTAAATTGAACTCAGCAAACATCATCACAATTCGTAAGAATATTGATATTACTATCAATAAGTATTGGCGAATTATTCGAGCAGAGAACCTCATGTCTAAAAAGGCAATTGCAGCAAAGCAAGGTTCTGGCTTAGATCTCAAGAGCTTGTATAACCAGATTGTACAGCTTAGTGAGAAGCGTATTATGATTAAGGGTATTTTGGTAGCTCTTAATACAGGTACAACTACATTCTCTTACGAGGATTTTAAGAAGACAAATAACTATAGTATTTTCGCAGCATGCGAGGCAAAGGAGGCAATAGCACAACTTAAGATGATCAAGACACTTGATCCATCAACTAAGGCAAAGAAGGGATTGAAGGCTATGCCTAAGCGCGAGATATTCTCATCAGCTAAGATCGCTCAGCTTATCCATGATCAGCAACTACTAGCAAATAAGTTTGACGCTAATCTCGAGAAGTTTAACAATGAGACTTCTATTGAGATTAAAGATGCTATTGCAGATAAGTTCGAGATGGATCTGACAGTTTAAATACTATAGGTTCGAGACAAATATAAGGGTCGCCGAAAGGAGTAAGATCGAGGCTTACACGAACCACAATAAGGAATCCCTTGCCTTAAAAATAACATTATTAACAAATTAAATTATCAAAATTATGTCAAAGAAGAATAACAAGAAGAACCTCAAGAAGGTTCAGGCTAAGATAGGAACTACACCAGTTAAGGCTGAGGCAGCTAAGAAGGAAGAGTCTAAGGCTGCTATAAAGAATGCAGAAATTGCTGCAGCAAAAGACGATGCTAAGGCAAAGAAGAAGGCTGAAAAGAAAGCTCACGAGGAGGCTAAATATGCTGCCTCTAAAGCTCGCATAGAGGCCCGTAAGGCGCGCAAAAAGAGCATCATGGATAAACTGATAGACTCCAAAAAGGAAAAGGCTTCAGAGCCTGTTAAAATCACTCTGGAGGACCGTTTGAAGAAGCAGGAAGAGCGTCGTAATGTCGCTATGGCTCGTCATATCGCATCAATTACCCGTCGATGCAAGCGTATGCATCTCAATGATGCCGACACCAAGAAGGTGATAGACATCGCAAAGAAGCAGTGGAACAACGCCACTGTATACAATATTACAGTTGTATGTGATTCTATTCTGAAAAAGAAGAAGGAGCTCGAGAAGTTGGTAAAGGATTGCGGCATTAAGTCTGCATGTATTACTAACTCTACAGCATTCTTCAAGAATGTGCCAGCAAGTGTGGTAGCAAAACTGCGCGATCTTGTAGGTAATGCTACATTCTATCAGTATCGTTCTGATGATAAGTCTCCATTCGAGGAGGCTGGCATAGATATGTCAGGCAATCACAACAAGCATAAGAAGGGAGGTGATCCTCATACTATCGAGTGCTCAAAGAACGCTAGTGTGAACTTCTACAATCTCCGTAAAGCTAAGAAGAAGGCTAAGGAGACGCTCGAGAAGAACACGTATAACTTCCGTCACGGCTCTAAGGCTGAAGGACGTAAGCTTCGTCGTGAGCTCAAAGTTAAGGCTAAAGCCGTAAACAAAAAGCCTACACAGGGTAAAGAAATTAAACAAAAAACAGCTAAACAAGCAGCTTAATCATAGGAGGCAACGTTATGAATACCCAGAATAATCAATATTTGGACGATTATGTTGAAAAATATCGTGACATCAAAGAGAAGTGGCTTAAGGACTTTAACAAGTCTCATGGAACTACTTCTAAGTTCTGTAAAGAACATTGTATCCATGGTCTTTCCCGGAAGAAACCTTGGTTCATACTGCTCAAACGTGATTCGATAAAAATTGAATCTCGCAGAAAGGTTACGAAGCTTAACCATACCGAGCTTATGGAAGGGTATGTTCAACACAAGTTGCAGAAATGGGAGCGAAAGCACCCGTGCCCGGTTAAGAAAGACGACTTGTTCTACGCGCAGCAGTTCCCAGTTTGGGAATCAGAAAAGAATGCTGCAGAAGAACATATTAGAGACTTAGTTGTCGCTAAATATGACAAATTACAACTTGTAGGACGATTCAAGAATTCGGACGACAAGTTTACTGAGCAGGAAGTTGCTCAGATAAAAGACAATGGCGAAACTGCTAAGTATGGAGGTGTAAACAAACTTCCAGAACACAGTAAAGTCATGAAGATGGCTCATAAGGAGACAAATAAGGTAAAAGCAAAGCGTGGTAATCTTGTTTGTACAAACCTTAAAGACCATCGCAAGAAGACGGGACGACTCCTGTTACCAGGTGCAAATAAGATGCGAATGGCAGCTTAAGGCGTAACTTCTTCAAAACCGACCAGGACACCACTGGTCACCCTAGTGTGCTCCGAAAGGATATGACTGCGAGGTGCAAACCCTCACTAGGGAACTATGATAGTAAAGGAAAGACCAGTAGTTCTATATGACATAGAAGTTTTTCCAAACTGTTTTCATTGTACTTGTAAAGATTCAGAGAGTCATAAACTATATAAATTCGAGATATCCTGTCGTAAAAATCAACTAGAAGAACTAGTTGACTTCTTCTACACAAACAGAACTGATCATATAATGTGCGGCTACAACAATAAGCATTATGATGACATAATCATAAGTTACATTATACATTTCTGTAGTAGAATGAAGCGACTAGGATACTCAAGAATTTGTAGTTCTCTCTACTATCTTAGTAAAGAAATAATAAGTTCGGAAAAAACAGGAAATATTGATAAGATTAAAGTATACAAGTATTCAAACTACTTCTATTCATTTGATCTTATGTTGATGCTCTATAGTGCCAAACAGCAAAAAAGCTTAAAAGAAATAGAAATACTCTTACATATGCCAAATGTACAAGAGTATGAAGGAAGCTTTGATCTGCAGATCCCAGAATGTGATATTGACGCTATGATAGAGTATAATGTGAACGACGTAGAAGCTACTGAGACTTTGCTTAATAAAGTAAAAGAAGATGTAGAACTACGTCTTGAAGTGGAAAAAGAATGGGGGTTTGATGCACTGTCGATGAGTGGTGTACGATTTGGAGAAGAAGTACTCTTGCGAAAGACTTTAGACATTACCAACACAACAAAAGACGAGTTAAAAACTCGTGCTCGAAAAGTTGGAAACATTCGCCTAGGTGACATCATACTCCCATTTATACAATATTCTAATCCAAAGTTGAAAGAAGTCTTATTGGATGTAAAAAATGCTACTTGCAATGCAAGTAAGTCTGATAAGAAACAAGAAAACTATGAGAAGAAGTTTGTTCTCTCAAACATTTGCTACTCTATAGGTGAAGGTGGTATACACACCATCAATGATCCTAGAGTCTACAAACCTACAGCTGAACAGTTTATAGGACACTCAGACGTTACGTCTATGTATCCTTCGTTAGCCATTATAAACCATTGGCTTCCGGTTCACTTAGGAGAAGATTTTTGGAATGTGTACAGCGCTCTATACAAGGAGCGCTTGGCTGCCAAACGTAATGGAGAGTTATTAAAGTCTAAGGCATTTAAACAGGCTCTTAATGCTCTTACAGGAAAGATGCAACAAGAAAGTAGCTGGGCTTATGATCCACTTAACGTATACAAGATACGTATAAATGGGCAACTTATACTACTTATGTTAGTGGATAGGCTTCTAGAATTGAATTGTAAGATTGTACAAGTCAATACAGATGGTGTCGTCTACATTGCCAACAAATCCGCCCGCTTCGCAATAGCCGATGCAATTAAGGAAGTTGAGCAATTAACCCAGTTAACATTCGAATCCGATGATTACGAGTCGTTTTATCAGTACGACGTGAACAATTACTTTGGTGTTCGCAAAGGATACTCCCAATCTGGAGATCCAAGACTGATAGAAAAGAAAGGCAAGTTTATCACAGAAATTGGTCTTAACAACAGCATGACACCAGTTGTTATCTCCAAAGCTGTGATAAACTATTTTTTGAACAATGAACCGATAGACAAGTTTATTAAGAAGGATAGAGATGTCCGTGATTTCTTGATGTCACAAAGCGTAAACAAGGAATCAAAAGTTGAATATGGAGGAAAACAGATTCAACGTATTAATAGATATTACGCGTCAAGTAGTGGCTATTATCTTATGAGAATTAAGGACAAAATGTACGAAAATCGTTCTGAAACAAAAATAACAGAATATGGAGTACGAATTCTTAACAAGATAGATGCCACACCAATAGAGAAACGTCATCTGGATTACCAATACTACATTAGCAAAGCAAAAAAGATAGCTAGTGAGTTTGTTAATCGCCAGTTGACAATATTCGATGATTAATCGTTTATCAACGTATATAAGATGATTATTGAACTAAACACAAAACTCCTGGACATTCCAGGACTAAATTCAAATCAATTAATATTCCTAAGTTTGGTATTGGATAAGAATCAAAAAACTTATAATCAAGACGTCCGCAAAATTGTCAGCCTAGTTAGCGACGAAGAAATATCAAACTTAATTTCTCAGGGACTTATTACCTCGATCGAGAGAGGTAAGTCAATTACATATCATGCAACAGATACGCTTAAAGATATAGTTCGACCTAAACAGGACTATTTCGATCTGTTCTATGAAATGTACCCAATATACGTTCTACGACCAGATGGTACCAAAAACTATCTGAGAGCCAACGTTAACAAGTGTAGACATTTATTTAATGTTTATGTAGGTCAAAGCGAAGCTATGGCTCAACATCTTATTCAGTGTCTCGACTTCGAAATGAAGAAAAAGACTAACGAGGGTAAACTAAGTTATATGAAAACGATGTGGAGATGGCTCGTAGACCATCAGTGGGAAGAATCTGAGGAAGAAATGCAAGACAACTCTAAAATTGAGGAATCGACTTATGGAACAGAACTTATCTAATCTTATAAGACCAATGTCAGTTGTAGCCCAAGAAGCTATAAACTATATATCTGGTCGTAGAGATCACTCTATAACATCTCTAAAGACTAGATGGGCTAAGTTTAATAAGCAGTGTATGGGAGGTATTGAACCTAATACCGTTTATACCATAGCTGGTATTTCAGGAAGTGGTAAGAGCTCATTCGCAAATGAGATCTCAACTGATATTGTTGATTTGAATCCTGGTGAAGAAATAGTAATTCTGATTTTCTCGTTAGAGATGGTTGGATTTAGGCAAGTTGGAAGAACGCTTTCTAGTAAGCTTAGGAAAACGACTTCGACTTTGTATAGTTCGGAAACGGACCTAGATGACGATACCTTCAGAAAAGTCATCTCAGTATCTAATCAACTAAAGGAGTATCCTATATGGTTTGTAGATAACCCTACAACTCCCAAGGAAGCAGAAGACATTATTAAATATTTCTATAATACATACATAAAGGGTACCGATAAACATTTTGTGATAATGTACGACCATGCTCTATTAACGAAGCCTATAGGCAGCGTTATAGAAACCATGCAGGAACTCGAAAGAGTTTTCATAAGTGCTAAAAAGTACCCTATGACATCAGTGTTACAACTAGCACAGATGAATAGAAATATTGAATCACCAGAAAGAATAAACAATTCTTTGTCGCATTATCCTATGAGAAGCGACATTTCATCTGCTGACGCTTTATTTCAAGCTAGCGATTATGTTATAGTCATTCATAGGCCCGAAATTCTTGGAATACAAGAATACGGCCCGAGCCATTTACCTACTCAGAACAAGGTGTATCTACACATCTTGAAGAATCGAGACGCAGGAAAGCCCTGCATACTTGAATTCCAGAATGACTTAGCGTATAACAACTTGATAGAAAGTTAAGCAATTAAAATTTAGGCTGAATTATGACAACATACGATATTAAGTTTACTGACAACAACATTAAGAACACTAACAATGGTAACATTTATTCTCAGATTCTCGATGATATTATTCTTTCTACTGTAAAGAAGAACAACTCTTATTTGTTTAACACAAAGAAGGAGGATGACGATCTGATTGATGCCATGTTCGACGAGTTGGATCATACTTATATCTACAAGCCTCTGAAGGGCGACACTTTGTTCGCAAAGGCTTGTGATATTCTTGCTAACTATGGCAAGAAGAAGAGTATTATGAAGGGTATTAAGCTCGGTAAGATTTACCGTCTTGAGAATGGTCTCCCTGTCATTTTCTACAATGATGAGATTCAGATTGGTACCGACATTTATAGTTACTCTGATTTTAGTGATTACAACTTCATCTCTTCACTTAGTCCAGAGATTAAGAAGACAATCATTAATATTAACATTAAGCTTTAATTAAAACTTTTAGTATCATTGTATCATGAGTTTAACATTACCTACTAGTAAAATTCCTGCAATTTCTGAAAATCCTAGATATCTTATACTCTATGGTCTTCCAAAGGCTGGTAAAACATCTTGTCTTGCACAGCTGGATAATAACCTTATCATAGACCTTGAGGGAGGCTCTGTCTTCGTTGATGCGATGGCCATCCAGTGTCGTACGATCAATGATTTAGGAGAAGCAGCAAGTGCCATTCGTGCCAAGAATAAAGAAGTAGGTCATAATTTCTATAAGCATATCACTATCGATAATGCTACACGACTTGAGGATATTTGTATGAGCTATGCTTGTACACTCTATCGCCAAACTCCAATGGGTAAGAAGTGGGACGGCACAGACGTAACCACCTTGCCTAACGGTGCTGGATATAAGTATCTTAGAGACGCAGTAAAGAAGGTAGTTGATATGTTCCGAGATTTGTGTGACGAATTTATTCTTGTAGGTCACGTTAAAGACACCGTAACTGAAAAGGATGGTGTTGAAGTTTCTGCAAAAGAGCTCGACTTGGTTGGTAAACTGAGTAAAATCGTGTGTGGATTAGCCGATGCGGTTGGTTATGTATATCGCAAAGGAAATGAAACGCATATATCCTTTAAAGGTGGTACATCTGATACCATCATGGAGGCTCGTGCAAGACACATAGCCGGAAAGGATATCGTTATTGCAGAAGGTAATGAAGATGGGACACTTACAACACATTGGGATAGAATATTTAAGTAAATTGATATATCGATCTATTCGATCAGCAGCATACTATGCTGAAAATAAACTTGATATGTTAGCATTACGTATATTAAAATAATAGAGATTATGTTTAGTACAAAGACAGCCGCAATTAGCAACGAAGAATTTAGTAATAGTAGTTATATGCCAGTAGGCATCAACCAGGATGTCACTCTTAAAGAGGTAAACTGTAACAAGTCTCCTCAGGGTCTCGATTTCCTCGAGATCGTATTTGAGAACGAGGATGGTCAAACAGCTACTCTGACAGAGTGGAAGAATACAAAGGGAATGTATATTAAGACAGACGAAGACTTGCAGAAGCGTGATAACGCTCAGTTTGGACGAGTTTGTCAGATTCTTGATTGTTTCTACCCACAGAGACCAGATGCAGAGCTTTCTACATTCAAGGAGATGATTGACTGGACAAAGAAGATGCTTGACCCTATGGTTGCTACCAAGAAAAAGCTCCGTTTGAAGGTTATCTATGACAAGAAGGGCTATACTCAAGTAAGTAAGCTCGGAATCTTCGTTGAAGACATGTCTAATACAGATTCGCAGATTAAGCTCTTTAAGAACGATCTTATGGAGCGACCAGTTGTTGCCGATAAGGAGAACAACGATCCGCTTAACGTGCCACCAACCGTTACTCCGGAAACTGCGGATGCAGCAGGCGCATCAGATCTTCCCTTTTAAGGAGTTTACGCCTGAAGAAATAGAAATACTACTTGATTGCATGAAATCCGGTAGGTGGTTTTTATATTGCCTACATAGCAGGAGTGCCAAACTATACAACAAGTGGTTATACCCAGGGAGGTAATACTGCCATGAAAGGGTATTGGTGGAGCTAGGTAATTCAGTTACCCTTTGGAGGTGAAATGCCTCCAATAAGGCTCGCAGGGTGTCGTGAGACACAAGCATGGACGTATGCGAAAACAGATCCAAATCGACGTTTTAATCATGTTTTGTTATATAGACAAAAAGTCCAGTAGGGTTCGAATCCCTACAGAGCCACAACATTTCTGATGATAAGAAGAGCTACAGCTTGTGAAAGTAATAGCTCTGTCCGCCTGTGAAGGCCGATATTATCTATGATGCACAGTTTACCTGGCATCAGATTTCATACGCGTGTACGCTACGTAAGTGCGGGTTTGAATAACCTAAAGTCCGAGCTTAGCATCTCCGTAAACTGCTATACGTCCGTCAACGTAGACCTGAGCATGTCATTAAACTGCTCATTTTTAGGGTTGTTAATTCAATGGTAGAATAAATAAGGGAATATTCATAAAACAAGGCGCCTTATAACAGCGGTTCGATTCCGCTACAATCCACTAATTTATATGCGGCATTAGCTCAGGTAGTTAGAGCACTCGGTTGGACACGTCGGAAACCGCGAGAGGTCGTTAGTGCAACTCTAACATGCCGTACTAACTTATAAGTTATGTATAGTACTAGAACAGCGATTACTATGTCCTTGAAAGATATCTTGGACAAAGTAAATGATTTAGACATCTATACGTATTGTCTAGGACAGTTCAAAGTTGGAAAACTAATGAATAGTCCTTTAAGGTCTGGAGATAAGAACCCTTCATTTGGAATATTTCATTCTAAAACAGGAGGGTTGTTATGGAAAGATCTTGGAACTGGAGAATGCGGAAACTCTCTGAAGTTCCTAAAAGAATACAAAGGTATAACGACTAGAGAAGAGCTTGAACGAGAATTATTGAGAATCGTACGCAGAATAAATCCTAATACAACCGTAAGGACAAATACGTACGATAAGCCGAAAGGAGATACTGATATCGGAATAGTTCGACAGCCGTTTACTAATGTAGACAAACAGTACTGGAAACAGTTCGGAATACATATTGATACCCTAAAAAAGTTCAATGTGTTTAGCATTAAATACTTTCTTTGTAATAGTATCGTCCGAAGTATCTACAAAGAGAATAGTCCTATGTATGCATATAAAGTGTATGATAAGTTTAAGATTTATCGTCCACTTGCTTCCAAGTTTACTAAATGGCGTACCAATCTGACGAATCGGCACGTACAGGGATTATCCGAATTGCCTAAGGAAGGAGGCGACCTACTCATAATAACAAAATCACTGAAAGATGTGATGTGTTGCTACGAGATGGGTTTTAATGCAATAGCTGCTGCTAGTGAAACTGTGTTTATACCTGAAGACATACTCAGGTCTCTACGTTCCAAATGGAAACATATAGTTATACTGTATGATAGAGATCAAACCGGTATGCTTAAGGCTAGACAATATAGTAAGCAATACAAAATAGATGCTTTTTTCATTAATAAAAAATTTAAAGCCAAAGATCTATCAGATGCTGTTCGTGACAACGGATTTAGCACCATGAAAGACTGGTTAACAAAAACGTTACAGAAATATGATTGATGTAGTAATAGGATGCCTATTAGGTGTGCTGGGAGGTGCAGTAATGTCTCCTCTATTGCATAAATGGCTTACAAAAAAGCTGACTAAGAAAATTCGTCTCGACAAAGGTGGATTTATGCGTATTTATCTTCCAAATAAATTGCAGATGACTATCTGGGATAGTTATAGTGATGATGGATGTATATGCGTATGTGTTCATCGTGGAGGTGAACAAAAAGAAACTGATGGCGAAATTGTCTATTTTAATAGAACTTCTGTATCCAAAATAAGGGGAAAGAATTTTTATTATGATAGGCAAGAAACCTAAAAAGAAATCCAAAGGCAGAGTACGGAATGCGACAAAAGTCGATAAGTATGGTCTCCATTTTAGGAGTAAACTCGAATGCTATACTTATGAAGCTTTTATGAAAGCTGGAATACCAGTTAAATATGAGCCAAAGCATTTCGTATTACTGGATAAATTCGAGTATTTAGGTGAAAAAATAAGACCTCTAACATACCTACCTGACTTCATTGGAAATGGGTTTGTAGTAGAATGCAAAGGTCTTATGGGAGATTCATTCCCTCTTAGATGGAAATTGTTTAAGCATTATCTTAAGCGACATCGAAGTAAAATGAAATGTTATCTCGTACGTAACCATGAACAGGTAGACGAGATGATAGAAGAGATAAAAACCAATATTTGAGTATTATAATATCAGTAAATATGGAAAAGAAATTTTTGAAAGTAGGTAATAATATAAACTTTAAGTTTAACACAGATGGTCTTGAGTATGATTTGATTCCAGGAACAGTTTACAATATTATTGTAGACCGTTATACTGACACCGTATCATTACAAGAGTCTGGTAAGTTACCTTTGCCTTCTAAGGTATATTGTACATCGCGTGATGAACGTTTCATAGACAAGGTTGTTAATAGTTATAACCTGTCTGAGAGCGGATTTACTGGTGTAATGCTTGCAGGATTGAAGGGATCAGGAAAGACAGTAATGGCTAAGATGATTGCAAATAAGAGCGGTCTTCCAATTGTGAACATAGACAAAAACATACGTCCACATATCCTTCGAAATATTGTAGAGATGCTCGGTGACACAAGTGTTTGCTTCTTGTTTGATGAGCTTGACAAAGTTCTTGCAGATTACGATGATTCTTTCTTATTACAGGTATTGGATGGTTCTGATACTAAGGGTAAGCATATGATTTTGTTTACCTGTAATGATGACAGTGAGATATCAGAGTATCTGATAGACCGTTGTTCTCGTATTCGCTATTGGCGTGAGTTTGAAGAAATGTCTCCATCTCTTATAATGGAGGTATTGAATGACAAGCTTAATGATAAGAAGGAAGTTAAATCTTTAACAGACTTTATTAAGGATAACTTCGAGGTATGTAGTTTTGATAACATTATTTCTTTCGTAAAAGAAGCTAACAATTATCCTACTACGACATTCGAAGAATTGTTTGAGGATATGAACCTTTCTTCAAAAGGTACTATAAAACCTCATGCTCGTTCTTGTAAAGAGAACAATCATAAGAACGTTAAGAACAAATTAGCTTCAGATGATTGCTGTTGTGATTGTTGTTGTGCAGGATACTAATGATTACACCAAAGTACAAAATACCGGAATACGACATTCCATACTACGAAGATAATACACGTATTAGTAATAGTGCGATAGGCTGGTTCTTGAATAAAGGGCCGGCCTATTTTCGTAATATGCTGGATGGTAAAGAGAAAGGCTTAGATTTGCCACAGTTACGTAAAGGAACCATGATACATGAGTTCCTGCTTCAACCAGATCAGTTCTGGAATGATTACGTTCTGTTCGACGGCGAAAAGCCTAAAAGTGCGCAAGCACAAAAGTTCTGTGAAAACTTAATAAATACCGTTGAAATAGAGCTAAATAAACAGCTCTCAGAAGCCTATCGCAAGTCTTATAGTATAGTTGGCAAGAGTGAAGATAAAATCCTCTCAGAAGCGCTTAAAATAAGCGTAGAGTATAAGGATTATATCGAAGCCTTAAAAACGAACAAGATACTTATATCTGAATACGATTTAAAACAACTTGATACTATTAAGAATAATGTGCAAGCTCACAAATTAGCATGCATACTGTTGCGAAAATCTGGAGAATACGGCTTTACTCATATATATCATGAATTCCAAATAAATTGGGATTTTCATTTACCGTTTAAGTGCATTAAATGCAAATCTTTATTAGATAGTTGTACATTCGACTTTCAAAACAAAGTATGTACAATTATGGATATCAAGACTACGGCCAAACTGTGGCACTTTGAGGACAGTATGAAAGAATTTGATTACTGTAGACAATTGTGTTTTTATGAGGATGCTGTATATTGGTATCTTTCAAATGTACTAGGAATAACTGATGAATTTGATAAATGGAGATTCGAGTTTTATATTATTGCTATTGATACAACAGGCAGTAACGAAATAAGAGTTTTCAGATTGAATTCATCTCAGGTTTGTTCTAGAAACGATGTAATAAATGATACAATGACAGAAATAGCATGGCACATGGATAAAAATCTATGGGAACATGGTTATGAGTATTACGCTGGAGACGGTAGCGAAACTTTAAACCTATGAGTAAACAGTGCAAAGTATTAATCCCGTTGTTAGGAGAAAATATGATGCTTGAAGATATATCAGAAGATGTTGGGTTCTATGATGCTTATACAAGTAATATTGATAAGCCATACTTAGATTCCCACATCTTTCTTGTATATAGCAATTTGTGTCATACAGATGAACGATGGTATACAGATAGAAAAATAAAAGGTTTGTCAACATATTATGGATCAGACACCATATATATTAAAGACAAACCTTTTACTGTATATATACTAAAAGTAATTCCAAAAAAATATCTGGACATTATGGATGGTATTGTAAATCTTACAACAAAAGAACGTGACAAAATAAACAAATTCTGGTGTTGTGCAGATAATTATATTAATCGTTTCATATGTGACAAATATAATAAAATAAGTTGCGAAGAGAGTAATCTTCCTCTTAACGATAATTACGTCACACTAGACGACGTATACTTTGAGAATGAAAAAAGCTCAGGCCTCTTAATTGAGACTTGAGCTTTTATTCTTTTGTTTTGTTTAAAACGTTACGACATCAATTATACGATTATTCGTCAAATCTGTCAGAAGGATCATAAGAAGAACCTCCGCCAAAAGACGGTTCGTAATCTTCATTAAGCCAAGGGTTTGAATTAGATTTGGATGATTTCTTATCACCTCCGCTAAAGGCTTTGTTTATTTTATATAGAGTTGAATTAGGTGCAACGCTTTGACTATAAAATTTATATTTACCTTTTAATCCGGATACAGTAAAGTTTTCATAAAGATTACTTCCAGGTATTCCGAATAAAGGAGACAATTTAATAAGATCCTTATCCAATTTTGTTCGACCAGCATAAGACGAATTCTTGCCAAGAACATCTTCATAGTAAGAAGCGTCATCTTCATCAGATATAGTAGTTAAACCTAAATATGCTAACTATCCTACAATATTTCCAAAATATGCATATCTCTATAAATATGCATAAACCGTAGTAGGAGATGTAAACAAGTCTAATACGGTGTTTGGAACCCACGCAGTAGAAGACTCTGTTAATAATCCCTGATTTAATAACGCTATTGCATATGTTGCATACTGTACAGTATCATCATCGTCATCATCAAGATCCTATATCATCTATGCAGTAAATACTGACAATATGCCCATAGCCGCAATAAAGCCTATTTCTAAGGCAGACTTTAACAACATCTTCTTTTCGTTATAAGTTTTACTTCTTCTGCCTTTATCATTTTTGATAGCATTGAAATCAAACGTAATTAGATGCTTTGCTAACTAAAGCGCATTATTTATTGTCTTTCGTAATGCTGTTATAGTAGCCCTTACTTGACCTCTATCAACTGTAGCGGTGTTAAAATTGAACTAACCATCATATCTCTCATAGTACTCTCTAGCTCTCTCAAACTCTTCATCAGACATCTTGCCATTATTTCTTTTGTATTTTATAGCATTAAAAGAAGTAGGGTTATATTTATCTGACTTATATTCAGAGAAGTCACTACCAGCTTTAAATCTATCAAATCCAAGAGTAGGAAGATATCCACGCATTACCATTATCCATCTTGCAAATGGATTTGTATATGCTACAGAGTGTCTTCCATTCTCTGGCATCATACCATTTGCTACGGCTGATCTTTCTTTTATAGTGTTAGACACTATATCTTCAAGACGCTTGCTAACTTTATCTTTAAATTCATCACGAATTACGAAATTGCTATTCTCCTCAATATAAGCATCATGCAAAGTTATTTTTGCATTTTCATAGTTTTTCATACCAGCCTAATCACCAAGTCCGGCTTTATAATACAAATCCATAGCTTCTTCTTGGTTTACAAATCTATCCTCCCATCCAGTAACTTTGTACTCTGCATTATATAGGATTTTTGATTTGTCTACTTTTTCTACTATTGGGACATGTACTAGCCTAAAATGATGATACACTGAAGCACATATCATACCTGTAACCATAAAGTCGGTTACCGTATAACCTCCCATTAACAGATTGTCTCTAAGAAACTTCGTAGCCCAAGTATTTTGTGTATGGCTAAATGATTCGTCTATACTCTTCGTACAACCATTATACTGCATTGCTGCTGCTAGCCAACCATGAACGTTTGGTTTTCCAACGCTTGCAGCAATAGTCCCTAAAGATCTAGCTATATAACTATGAGCGTAAGCCATATCCTTGGCTGTTATATACTTACCTGTAAGAGCTTCAATTCCAACCGTCTTACTAGCATCAAGGAATCCCTTCATAATAGTAAAGTAGTTGTGAGACAAAAGTGTTCTAGATGTATTCTTTCTAATTGTATCTGCAGACTTTATTAATCTCTGTGCAGATTTAGACATTTTCTTATTAGAGTTTTCATTTAACTTTGTATGTTTGTCATACATATATGTATCTATCATTTCTCTAATAACTTTTGCTGTATCTGTAGTTGTACCGTTATTTACAGAATCGTGAATCAATTCCAAATCAGGTGTTAACTATGACACAAGTCTAAAATTTTCTGCCATCATCCAGTAAGACATTACAGATCCTATAATATCTGTAGAAATATGTTCTGGGTCATCAAGCGTCTTTACATATCTAATAGGAATAACACCAACCTTTGTTCCGTCTGGTCTCATAGCTAAGTCGTCAGACATAGACATATCGAATTCTGTATCAGTTTCGTTTATCTAAGAAAATTGCCCAGCAGCATATCCTATTGACTTTGCTATACCAAGTGGCCCAAATCCTCTACCCCACATCATTTCTACAGAATTTCCATGTATTTGTGGCATTCTATATGATTTAGCTGATACTTTACCTGCTATTTTTTCATTAGAGCCCCACATCAATTTCTTAATAATATAGTTATTTAAGAAATCCTTTTCTTCCTCTGTAAGCTTATTATACTACTTGTTTTCGTACGAGAATGTCTTACCATTATATATACCATTCTTTTTAGGCTGCATTGTTTCATTTGATGTCTTATCATACTCTTCATCAGCCAACTCGGAAGTCTCATCTAATTCAGAATAAGCGTTGCCTGGAACTCTTTCTAATACCTTTATTTTTCTACCATTCGGTAACGTTAATTCATCCTCACTATTTTCATCAACTTTTGGGACCATTCTAAAAAAGCAGCTTAATACTCTAGATTCTCCAGTTTTTCTATCTGTGTACCACAGTAAATCAGTAATCTACTACTGGCTCCAACCTTCGTTTTTAAGCTTGTTTTCCCACCAATCGTACATAGTAGTTTCCGTTCCACGAACCTTAACTTCATCCATTGCTGCTATATCATTAAAATCGCAAGATGGTTCTTCCTTTGACTTTTCTAACTTATCAAGATACTTTCTTTCTGCAGGAGTTAGTGTGCCGCTCTCTTCTTTTGACTTTAATGTTTCATAATTATTTTCTATTATAAGCTTTCTTCTAGATATCTACTCATCAAGATACTGTATCTATTTTAAGTCTTCAATAGTCAAATTCTGTAAGTCTGGAGAAGCTAATGCGTCATTGACATCTTTAGCTGGTATGAGCAGTTTTCTCCTTCTCTCCTACAGTATAGCCAGTCTCTTATCCTGTTCACCAGAATGACATTCGTTCAAAAGGTTCTAGAAGTCTTCCGTATACTACAATTTACTATTATAATATACGTAGCTTTTTATACGTTTTCGTATCTTTAACTTTTCTGACGAAGAACTTGCATTCTATAACTAATCTTGTAGCTTTTTTAATCCAGCATTGTATTTTTCTACATTAGGCTTGTATTTTATTTTCCCATTAATATAATTGTACCACGCATGAATTTCTTCAGCCATACGTAAAGCATCGCCTGTCTTAGGAACTATTTTAACTTTGCCAGAAGAAACTTCTATTCTATCATAAAAGTTAGATAACTACTATTTTTCTCTCTAAAGTCTTTCAAGTAAATCTCTATCAGATTTTCCTAATCTGTAAGGCATAAAATATCCATCTTCATCATACTATTTAGACAACAGGACATTTATTTGTCTTTGTATTGCGCCCATTGTCCTCATTGTGTCATCTGACAAAAACTCTCTCTTCTTTTTATAATATTCAGCCTTATATCTTCTGTGTGCATGTTCTCCAACCCAGTCTTCAATGCTGTTTAAGAAATCTCTTTTTGTTTTTGTATCAACGTTAGACAAATCAACTCTACCTGTTTTTGAATCCGGATTCAACCCGAGCTTTTTTGCAAGATTGATAACGAATTGTTTTTTCTCTTTATAATACTGACCGTAGTTTATTGGCCTTATCCAATAACCGGTAGTTTTCCCATCAGAATCAGTCTCACAAAATCTAGCCTAATAATTAGAAACAGAATGACCAGCTAACTTGTTCATTTTGCTGACAAATTCATGACCAACAGTAAGAGCGTTTCTTCTTTTCTCATTCTTGACTGATTGAATCATATTATCAACAATTCTAATTAACTAAGACTTTGAGCTAGAAGCTATACCAACATACTTTTCGAATGCATTTAATGAGCCATTGTCTATTTCATTGTATAACCAATGCATAACATTCTGGTAAAATACATCTTTGTCTCCAATTGTTACATTATCCTATACGAAATTATATAATCGCTTTCCAAGATATTCTTTTATCTAAGTATTAAGCTCTTCATGTATAGAATCCAAATCTCTTTTTGCTTCTTGAAAAGCCTGATACAAAGTGCTACCGTTTTTAAATTCTGTTATACCACTATTGCCATATTTTCCTAAAGACTAGAATATTCCGTACTGCTTATTATTAAATATATATTCATAATATCCAACAACGTTTGTAAGTGCGTCGAATAACTATTTTGCTGTCATCTATTCTACACCTGCTCTATTGTCTGATAAATGTCTTCCAAGTACATTTAATTCTCGTCTAGCCTAATCTAGAATCCATTCTACGTTAGATGTTATTTTCTCTTGCTGCTCATCTGTACTTCTGGTTACACGTTCTCCAAAGAATCCTAAATCAATATCTTCTTGGTACTCTTTTATTTTTGCTCTAAGAGTCTATATCTTTATAGTATCTTTTGCCTTTTGAGCACGCTCTGCAGAATATCTACGCTTAACGGCTGTTGATATAGTTTCATATACCTTTAAGTCATTAGCATTTGGTATATCGCCCTGCTAAAACATATCGCCATTATACTTATCGTAGAAAGCCATTGACTTGTAGTCCTATTCTAGCTATTTATTCAAGTAAAAGTTAGCTGCTATAGAGTCAAGTATATCATTCTTCTTAGATTCGGTCATTTTGCCCAAAATAAGGCGATTTAAGAGGCTTTTAAAGCTGTTCCAGAACTATTGTATTATAGACCGCTTTTGTGGCTCTGTAGAGAAGTTTTCAGCCATTGTACGTGATGTTATCTCCTCCACTAATCTTTCCTCAAGCTATCTAGAACTAAGTTTCTTATCATCAAATATAGACAAAGCTTTCTATACTTCCTTACTCTACCAGAATGTTCTTACATAATAGTGAGCTAATTCGTGATTCATAGTTGTCGGATCAGCATTTATAAGAGAGATGTACAAAGTATGTTCTGCTTCTCTATACATTCCGCGTTTATCACCAAGACTATTTACAAACTTAACAAGAATTTGCTTATCTGTATCTTTGCTATCAGTAGAATATTCTATAGAACCATCATCTTTTACTACCTATTTTAAACCATAATGCTAAGCTAAAACTTGTTGTCTTTTCTACATTATCTGGTTTACTCTATCAGTAATAAGTTTACCTTTAATAACGTTCTTTCTTTTGAAAAAATGTATTAAAGACTCTCCTGGCTTAATAGCAATATTTTTTACAAAAGTATTTATAGATTGCTGTACAGCTGAATCTATCGCATCTCCCTCATCTTGCATAGCCTGCTTCATCTTTTGCAAGTTCGATTCGTATCCAAGGGTTGAAAATGTTATTGAATCACTAAAATTACCATCATTATACTCGTTATATAATTTTTCTACATATTCTATTTTAGGTTCTCCGTTTTCGTCTATTTTATTTATTTCAGATTCATCATACTAATCACAAAACTAATCTGTGAACTACGGAGTGAAAGTATAAGTTTTCATCCTTATGGCCTCATCTTCTCCGTATTTTTCTTTGAGCTAATCGAATAATTTAGAATGCTTACCTTCTTTGGTATCAGTAAGATTGTACCCATTATTCATACATAAAGCATAGTGGGCGGCTTTCTCACCGCCCAATATACCTGATAGTTGTTTTAGCTCGTTCTAATATTTACTTCTTATTATACAAACCATAACTAATACATTTTATTAGCATCCTAATTTATCATCTAGATCATCTAGATTTGCTAACGTTTTACCTTTAGTATCTTTTTTATTTAATTGAGAATCTTTAAAGTTAAACAAGTCTTCAAGTAATGATCCCTTCTCGTCACCTTCTCCATAGTTGTACATGCCAGGAACGCTTGAACTCCATTCACGCTCTCCTTGATCGTCAAATATTCTATAATATTCGCTTCCTAAAGGAGGAAGAATCTTACCGTTCTCTGTACCTATTAATATTCTATCGATATTTTCAACATCACTTACTCTTGATATAGTAGGCTTACCTTGCTCAATTTTAACCTTATTAATCTCTTGGTCAAAAGCAGTAGGCTCTATATCTTTCCATGATTTTTGTGCAGCATCTCTACTTTGTATACCAAATACATTGTCTACTGAGTTTGGTGTTCCGAATTCCGTAATGTTATATATTCCGTTTTTATATCCTTTAGGATTTACTTTAACGTAAATTGGATAACGTATAGCTTCATATTCGCCATTACTATTCTGAATACGTTTTTCTCCAGTAGCATAATGCATATAGATGGTGTAATCGTGTTGAGATTGTCCTTTCTTCATGTTATTTCTAGACACCTTTATAAATCTAGGTGGATGCTGATAATCAATAGTTGATTGATATTTTCCATTTCTTACAGCTAAGCCGCATGCTATATTAGGGGCAGCATGATCAAATGGAGATAATATACCAAACATATTAATAGCTTCTCCAGAGTTGTTCGTTAAAACCTTTTTCTAATAACCTTCATACTTAGCATACATACTAATCATATCTTCTGGCTTCGCGTGAGGATTATAGGTTATTGTATTTTGTCCAACTACTCCAATAAGCTAACTAGGGCGATACTCTTTTACAAAATCATTATCGAACCAGTTATTTAAAATTATATCATCAACCATATTCTATATATAAACAGGAGATGGTATTCTTGTATTTAAGTCCTTAAGTTTAGTTCTTACGAAATCAACATATCCAGAATTAAGTCTCCAACTATTTGGAACGTACTTAAAGAACTTAGAGAAACCAGACATATCTCCAGACGAATAGAACGAATATACAACCAAATCTCTAGCAAAATTCTTTACAGTTTCATCTGTGTCTTCAAGTAATCTTTCCCAAGCTTCGTATACGTAGTTAGAATTCTTACTATCATCATCCATTGAATTAAAGAACTTTACAAACTTTGGTTTTTCGTATGTACCCTCTCTTTCTCCAAACGTATTAAGTAATTCTATCTGATCGTGTTCTATTTTATTAGGACCGTCTTCAGTATTTAAAGTTGGAACGAGAACCTTCAAAAGCAGATTGTTTTTAAGGTAAGAATAATTTGGATCAGATTCGGCCTTAATCTAAAGATCAAGCAATCTATCATAAATCGTATTGTCTCCAGAGAATAAGTCGTGAATATTTATATCGTTTTCATCACAATAATTGTTAAAGAACTCTGACTTAATACAAGATGTTATCTGTATCATAATCTTGTTAAGAAGGTCAGCTGGAACTGCTCCATCTTTTCTGTTTATTGCTTTAAGTATTTGAGGCAATATACCATCCTTCATTCTCTTACCTTCTTTATTTCTGGTTCCAAACACAGCCATACAAGAAGAAAGGAGCTGCTGTCCTACTATGTCTCTATATAAATCTGTAGCATACTTAGTCTTTTTTCCTATATATGAACCGTCTTTTAACGCAGATAAACTTGTAGGCTCAAACTGCTAGTATGTCTATCCTCCAGGATTATAAGTATCATTATATCCCTTAAGATAAGCATCTTGCTCAGCTATATTTTTACCTTGTTTCTTTGTGTCTATCTTAGAATATTTAACAAGATTTGCCAATGCATCACCAGGCTTTTCGAACCTCTTATTAGCTATAAATATCCACCTTGTAACATCCAATGGTGATAATTTTATTTCCTTACCATCTCTAGACATTACTGTAAACATCTTCTTAGTTGACGTTGGGTTTATGTATCCCTTTTTGTTAGGATTCTAATTTATAGACATCTCTCTAATTATAGAATTTCTAACCTTGTTCTTAACATCAACTAAATGTTCGTTGCCTTCTGCGTCAATATAGCCTCGTATCCATTTACCATCTTTCTAGAATTCTCCTAAAATCTACCTAATTATATAGTCTTGCTCTAAAGCTGTAGGAATATCATCAAAACCTTTCTGTATTTCCTCCATTATACTAGGTATGCAATTAAGATCATTATCAAATTCTGGCTCTTCTGAGAAATACTTCTTAAGAACATCGTTTTCAGCATCTCTGCGTCTCTACCAAGGTGTCTTACTGTCATCAGCCATATACGTACTAACAGAATCGTTGTACGCAAAAGCCAAATCCTTCATGATGCCTTGAGTTGTAAAATAGAATGTATCCTCTCCAAGACCGACTCTAAGAAGTAGGTTTACAAGATTGTATGTATAAGGGTTTACATTTAATCTAGTAATGTATGGATCCTTAGCAATATCAACATGAGCATTAATCATAGCAGACAGCCAAGACAATATATTCTGCTGATTTCTATCAAGGGTTCTACCAAGTCTATCAAGACCAAGGTCTTTCATAATAGTACCTACTTTCTGTGTAAACTTAACATCATAAAGCATAGTAAGAATCTAACTGTTATTATTCAACGCAAACGGACCAATACCAGTTTTACCTGTTAAGAACATATCTTTAGTCTCTACTTGATTTCTAAGAGTATAGAAATCGTATGGCATTACAACTTGTTCTTTATCAAGATTCTACTCTATGTCGGAAAGTACATTAAAGCCTAAATATGATGCGCCTTTAGCTTTAATAAGAGACGTATCGTTATCAATAGACCTATGAAGTATGTTACATGTTCTAGAATCCTTGTCGTCTTCGTTTTTCCAATCAAGTAATAACGACATATATCCATCCATAAGTTTTGCCTATAAATCCTACTCAGATCCTTCTTCAAAATCAAAATTAACTTTCCTTTTATTATGATCATCCTTATCCTTATAATAATTGTAAGGTTTACAACTTAAGAAAAGTTTATCAATATCGAAGTCAGAACCGGTTATCTTTGTAAACTCCTCCGGAAGTACAACAGTATCTCTAACAACAGGTAATACATCAACACACCTTAAAGCATGTATAGACGACTGAGCCTGTGTAGGAATACGGTAACCAATAATGTTAGCACTAGCTCCATTTTTATGAACTTTATTTCCGTCTTTATCTGTATAATCAAAAGAAGAGCCAATAACCTTGTTATCGATAAGCCATTTTCTAGCTTCAGTAAAGGACATGTTTCTAAACTTTTTAGTATCTTTATCAAATACCTGGAGTCTACACTTCTTGCCAGCAGGCCTAAAGTACATAACCTCTTCGCCGTTTTTGTCCTCGTAGTATTCTACAAAGTAATCCAATGACAACATACAGTCCATTGAACCTTCTTCGTTAATCATCTGAAGACGATTACCATGATTGAGCGTGCCATTAAATATACCAGGAACTTGATTATCTAATAGCTTAGTAGGCATTCCTTCCATACCCCAAACTGATCTCTGAATAAATGGAGCACCAGGTGTAGCTATATCTATAACTCGTTTGTTAATACTAGATGTAAGAATACTTTCTATCCAGTTTGAGTTTGATGTAGCAGCCAAAGGTATTTCCATCTGTTCTGTACCTTTTATAGGATTACCTTCATCATCGTAGTTTGTATACACTATATTAAGAGCTCCAACTGAGTTGTTGTCCGCATCTCTATCAGTAAGCTATTTTCTCAAATATTTGGCAAATCTTTCCTCATTAAGCTTTATATTACCATCTTCGTCTTTATCAAAGAATTCATTCTGAAGTGAGTCATATCCAAGTTTAGATAAATCATTTATCGCAGACATGATATCATTTCTTAACTATTCTCCAGTCTTAGTGGTAAATGACCCATCGTTATTTTTGACCGTATACGTTCTTCCTAACACGATATTACTAAGAGCAATCTTAGTCATCTGAGTACCCATGTTCTAGAGATCTTTATCTCCTGGATCTGTGTTAAGCTGTTTTCTTAAGAATTGATACTTCTGTTTATAAGTATTAAACTTAATATTATCACTTGCAAAGTCTATTTTACTCTCAGTTTCCTTGCCTCCAAGACTACCTTGACTACCAACCTTTACAGCTGAATTTATCATGAGCATATCTATGTTCTACGCTTTCATCTTCTGATAAATATCAGCCATTCTACCAGTAGCGATACAGTCAAATATTGGGAAAAGAGCCATTTTGTTATAATAAGGCACAAGTCTTGTTATTGTCTAAGGTTTAGTTTTAGACTTAACATCTTGTCTTCTTAATCCAAATGCTGTATACTTATAACATCCAATAACAGATGTGAATACCTTCTGATAATTTTCTGCTATAGATAACATTTCTTTTGGTGTTAAATGCTCCTTTGTTGATGACTTAAGAATCTTAAACGCCCTCTCTATATCCTTACTCCACTTTCCATTCATACGAAGCAGGTTTTCGCACATATTAGCAGTAATATATGCTCCACCATCGGCAACATCAATACCATTTTCGTAAGACTTAGTTTCTGCAGCAATTTTTGTTTCAACAATATCTTTTACATCTTCTGGTATATGTTGTTTAACCTCGTCTAACGTCATGGCATCTATCTAATCTGGAGTAAACTGCACCTATCCATCTTGAGCGAGGTTTATAAGAGCAGACTTGTATTCACCTTCAGTCATAAGCTACTTAAGCTTATTATATTGAGGAGAACTTACTAGCTCGTTAGCTACTTCAGCACATGTATATTCACCGTCTTTGGAATTAATGAAATCCAATACATTGTTATCACCAGTAGATATAAGACCACCAAATCGTTTAAACTCATCAACCTATCTATCAACAAGCGATGCGCCAGAAAACTACCATTTATAATAAGCTGGATTACCACTAAAGATTCTTTCTACCTCCTGCAAAGACATAATAGACTTAGCTGTGATATCGGCAGCAAGACACCAAATTGCATCGCTGTTACCAGTGATGGCGTTGTTTTGTCTTCCCGTCTTTATTGCACTCTTGATATTACCAATAGTAATTGTGTCTAGACCTTTGTTAATATACTGACCTAATTTGTTTTGAGATACAAGGTGAAGTTTCTTCATGTATTCTATCTCTTTCTAAGTCTGTCTTACGAGAAGTTCGTTTATCATATCTCTTTGCTAATCCCTAGAAACTTTTGTTGGGTCAAAGAATGTTTCCTCGGCTATTTTAAGAGATTTCTCATATCCAGCCTCTTTATCTACAAAAGAAATGAAATTACCATCTTTATCATAAACACCAGTAAGACTAGAGAAATATTTACCTTGATCTTTGTTGTCAAAGTTTGCTATAACTTCTTCTGGTTTCAAGTCCATGTCTATAGCTTCTTTGATAGACTTATATTCGCACATAGCATACTCTCTAAACTAGTCAAGTACATTATTTGGGAATCTTATGCTGATTTGCTCTTTACCGTCTACCATTGTAGCTGATATTGTTGGAAGATTCTTTTTCGCAGCACCTTCTTTATAATTAATACCAGGCAATTTAATTCCATCTAAGAATACCCACGTCTTCTTATCAGACATAGTAGGGAATACTATATATCCCTTCTAGAGGATAGTCATTTTAGCAACGTAGTCTTCACGCTTTGTTATCTTAAAATAATCTCTACCTCTATCTTGTCCTTGATTAGTTTTAAATCCAATGAGTGTTCTAACACTAATATTAGGATGATCTTTTTGAACCATCTGTTTTGCGATAATACTTCCAATTCCTTTCTTTTGATCTGGAGCAGACTATGGGTCTTCTATATAATTATAAGAGTATTCAATAAGATTTCTTACACTCTAATCCATTATATATCCATCTTTTGATGATCCTTCGTGGTATTGTACACCATTAAGATTGTCGACCATATCAGAGATGTAATTGTTATCAGATATCTGGTAGTATTTGTTATTATTTATAGCTAATACAGACAATTCTTCTTGAGAGTGCTCATAATTATATTTCCATCTAGACAACTCTTTTGTTAGAGTAACATTGTCCCAAATTCTATCAATATACTACTGATTAATATTTAGTACAACTTTACCAGAATATGGTTTTATTAAGTTATCAAGTGTAGAATAAAAGCTTTCGAATAATCCTGCTTTTTTCTTTTCTCCATCTTTACTATCAATCCATTCTACAGAGCTTTCAAACAACTGCTTCATTGCATTAGCATCAGACTACCCATACTTCTATTCGAGCATGTAGTCTAATTCGCTTAGAGTGAAGTTTATACCAAGTTTTTGTAATTGGTTACAAAAGTCCTGTTTAATAGCAACAAAGTCTCCCTCATTACGACAGTCTACGAGAAGATCTGTTGGATCATTAGAATCTTTTCTCCTCCATACATTCTTTATTGTAAACGGTCTATGATTAGGGTCTTCAAGATGTTCAAATAAACCATAAACTTTAACAAGCTTACCATTTATCTTAACCTTTCCTCTTTCACCCATTGGAGAAGTAAAGAAATTCTTTATATCATATAACTCTCTGGCATTATGCCCATCTTTCAAAACAGTTTCGCCTTTATCATTCTTGTGAAGAATTGACATACCGCCACCGTTTGAGAACATTTGGGACCACTTTTGTTTATGATATATAGAAGAATAATCACTATCTGAACTCTGTATACTTAATGAGTACTTTCCACTCTAAGGATTTCTGTTAGCCTTACAGATCATAAATGTATTTTTATTTGACTTTATGATCATCTTTATCTAAGCAAGAAGAGCTTCTTTATCAGGATCAGTTTTAGCTTGTTCTATAAGAACATCGAGTCTCTTTTTGAATTGTTTAAACATAGGATTATCATTAGCCCTAGATGATACTTTTTCATACAAATCTTGTATTGTAGAAATATCGTGAAGCTAATTCATTACTCTGTTAAAAGCAATTCCTGCATCCATAAATTTAGGCATACCAAGACTATTCTTCTCTGCAACAAGAACTCTTTGGAATGTTACGTGATTGTTCTCATCAACTTTAAATCTTGTATCCCATCTAAAGTTACTAAATGTAGAGAAGAAGAATTTAACTCTTTGAGATGCCTTACTAAATCTAGAGAATTCGTAAGATGCCCTAGTGTGTTCCCCAATATTACCATTATCTGCATCTGGATCATCTTCTACATCAACAACATTGTCTTCTTCGGCTATCTTTGTGGCATTCGTAGCTATAGAAGAGAGCTTTGCGGCAACATCGTCCATCACAACATTATTGTATACATCTTCTTGTAACAATTCTTTCATCGCCAGGAATCCAACTGCTTTTTGCTTATATTTAGATTCTCCTAATTTTGATTCAAGCTGTTCTACTGTAACCTATGGTGCGGCTATTGCTTTATACAGCGCCTATGCCTGTTTCTTCCTTTTCTCATCAGAAATAGCATTACCTGTTATATAGCCAAGATCAACTCTTATATTTTGTATATCAGATCCACCCCAATCAAAATTCTGATTATTAAGTACTGCGTATACAAGTGTGTCTACCAGTTCATCATACATCTATTGGTTCAGCACATATTTAAACGATCTTCCACCACGCTTAAACAAAGAGCTCTCTGCGTTTTTAAACTTGAATACTTTTTTAAACTCTTCTTTTCGTTTATTGCTTGCTTTTACATATCTAAATATACCAGAGTTAGCTATCATGTAAGCAGTATATAACTTCCATCCCATATTCATATTGCTTACTTGACGAACATAGTCTTTAATGTTATTATACATTTTTACAAGATTGAAACTCCAATGTAATCTAGGCTTATTTAACATGAAAACTCTAAATCCTTCAGCTAATTCTTCACTAACCTGTTTGTCTGTAAATATTGTATTAGAATGTCTTTTTCTAAATTCTTTATACAACTTATCATGTAATCTCTTCGGAATTAATATCTCAGCAATTCTGTGGAATGCTTCATGATATTCTGTACCCTCGTCTGCAAATTTAGATAATACAATAGAGTCTGCATAGCATCTTCCGACTACTCCAACTCCACCTCTAAGCATGGCTACGAAATCATCTTCTCCTTTACTGTTCTTTGCAAAGTCTAAACGAACGCTTCCTAACAGTCTATGAATTTCTCTAGCAGCCCTTTCGGTATCGTAATCAAAATTTCTATGTCTTTGAGTTCTATTGTTCCATGCTACATAATCTACTTCCTAATTATCATTATTAAACCAATCGTCTACAGCGTCATTATCTTTATTTTCGTCGTCCGCAGCATCTTCTATTTCCTTACTCTCGTCAATAGGCGTTTCATCTTCTGTTGATTCCTTTTCAATTTTTTCAACTTTTACTCCATCAAAACTTATTTTAGAAGACTCAAATCCATTAAAATCTGTAGTAAGCACATTATTCTTTATATACCAAGCTAGACCACCAAGACTCTGATTAGACTGTTTAGGATTCTTAAAATCACTAGCTTCAAATTTTATAGAGTCACCAAATTGTAATACTTCATTAGGATTGTTGTCAAAGAATTCTTTAAGATTGTACAGCTCGTCGTTTTCTGCGAGGTTTTGCTAAGAGAAGTTGGCTCTAGCTGCAATTTTATACTTTTGTATATCTTTATTAAATTGCTTTATTTGTTCATCATCAGAAAAGTCGTATGAATAATAATGCTGCTTTAGTTGCTTCAACCCTGTTTTTGGATCCTTTTCTTTTATGGATATCATAACCTTAGCAGGATTATCCTTATCAATATATACAGACATAAGGTTCTTGCCATGATTTGGTAAGTTTTCACCAAACGGGAAGAATAAACTAAGAATTTGACCGTATGACAAACCGGTATTTTTATCGCCTTCGTAATAATATTGAGCAGGAGATATTTCTCCATGAGTTATCTGGCGTAGTATATCAGTAACAAGATCTGCATCCTTCTATGATATTTGTTTTGTTCTCATTATAATAGGAACAGGATCTCTTTCTTCAAAGCCACTCAATTCATCGTATTGTGGTCTATATAATACAACAAAATCTCCCTGATGTAACGCTTGATTAATAGGATAGGATTGTATACTTCTTGTAAGATCTCCATGCGTATTAGGAGCGAATACTGTAAGTATAGAGCCTTCTGATGTAGAATTTTTCTTAACTATACCAATAATATTCTATTTACCGTCGAACTTTATCTTATACAAATCTGTTCCCAATGTCTTAGATATCTCTGTATCAAGAATGTTCTTTTGCTGCTGAGATCTAAGCGTTTTTGTTCTACCATTCGTTCTATTTACTCGCTCTGGAACAAGTCGATATCCTTGCTTTAATTTATCCTAAAGCTAAGTAATCTAGTCATATAATGTTTTTGCCAAATGTTTACCATCTTGTGAATACGAAGAAACCCATACCCGCATATCTTTAAATGACTTTTTACCAGCCTTTCCATTATATTCTATATCAACAAATACGGTTTTCTTTTTTTCGCCAAGCTTATTGGTATATTCACCTATCTTATATGTAAATGTAGAGTTTGTAACGAAATCAGATTCTGTAGAAAGTTTAACAAGGTCTTCGTCTTCATCTATCTGTTTTTGGTCAAGGTTGTTAAACGGATTAATCTTAGCTTTACTGTATTTTTTTACAACATTGTGTTCGTCTCTAGTGATTCCGAAATCATTCTTTATTGTCTATACAGTCTGAAATATTTCATTCTATTTTTCAATATCTTCTGGAAGTATTGATAAATCTTTAAGCTGCACAGCAATCTCATGAAGTTCAAACATAAGTTTAGAAAGCTCGGCCTGTTTATCTGGAGCCAAATCCTAAGGATCTCCATTAGAATCATATGATACTATGTCCGATATAGCTTCCAAAGTTCTATCAATATCAGCATATATCTGTTGTTTTACATCATAATCTTCTGAATTCGGATTATTTCTTCGTTCTTCTGCCTTTCTTCTCTACTCTGCTTTTGCTAATTCTTCAGCTTTTTCAGCTTCCTATCTTTCGTATTCTTCGGCATCTTCCAGGATTTGCTTCATTCTATTTATAACGTCATTCATCTAAGATGTGTGAGCCTGTAATTTAGTAAGCATCTCCTGTGTATTATCAAACTCAGTAATAGCATCTGGAGCATCATTAAATATTCTCTCTAAGTCTCCTCTATAAGACTACGGCAAGTTGTCAATAGTATCTAATTCAGTAACAACCTTTTTGTACGTAGATAGCATTAAATCTCTAGCAGCATCATAAGCCTACTTAAATTCATCTATATTTATCTCTTTTGTAAATCTATTTTCTACATCATTACTAAAGTTTATTTGTATAGATTTACTCTTCGGCTCATTAGTGACTTTATTTAAAATAAAGCTATCTCCATCTTTCTTCCACTTAACGCTAAATGGCAGTAATTCTACAGACTTTATATTAAACTCAAGAGAGTTATCCTGCATCATGAGTTTATACATAGTCTACTGCTCTGAATAAAAACCAATCCAGCTAGTTCTGTATCCTGGATCAACTTTCTCAAGATCAGTTTTTCCGCCACTTTTGCGAGTAAATGATTTCTTAGACGTTTTGAAATCTATAATATGAATACCGCCGTCTTGATCGACTGCTATCATATCAGTCTCTCCAGCAATATTAACACGTTTACCAGTTTTTGAATCAAATCTAGATGTGTGCCAAGTATATGGCTGAGTATACAAAGTCCATCCTAAAGAATTATAATATTCCTGTATTGATTTTAGCTAAGATATTATAGATTTGAACGTATCGCCGTCCATAAACTCTCTTATACTACTAACCTCTCCATCAAATATCTGTAAATTTGTATCATATGACAACGGATCTCCGGCAAAGAAAGATCTACATATAAAGTCAATAAGATTTCCTACATCACCAGGTGTACCGATTCCTTTATTAACCAATTCGTGAGCAATACCGAATTTTACTTCATCGTCAAAGTAATCTTTAAATTCACCCTGTTTCAGATAATCTATATAACCCTGTATACTCTTGGTCTCATCTACGCTATTAACATATTCTATAAGCTGTTCTAACGTAGTAATCTTGTTGAGATTTTCAATAAAATCTTGTATCTATTTATTTCTAGAAATAAGATTAGCGTTAGTATCAGACTCCCTGCTGTCAAGTGTGCTATGAACACGTCTAGCAAGCTTAAGTTTACCATCTTCGTCTATTATAAAGTAATGAGAACTTGTAGTCAAGTTTCTCTTTACGTGTTTGTCACACCATACTTTATAGCTATTTAATCTACCGCCAACCTACTTACTTACCTCAGACTATTCAAATTTTGGCTAAGGTTTTGGAGACTCTGGCTCTGAAGTCTATGGCTCTGTAGCTTCTGATTGAGGTTGACTTGCATCATCTTTAGGCTACTCTTGGTTATTATCAGTATCATCTTTAGGCTACTGTTCTATATTATCCTCTTTATCCTAAACTGGTGATGGTGTAGGAGTTTCTTCTGTAACAGGTGCAGCTGGTTCTTCTGCATTGGCGTCATTTTGATTTTGCTTCTCGTCATTAATTCCGAGCTCTTCTTCAAGTCCAGCTCTCGCAGCAGCTAAAGCATCTATCTGCTCATTTCTTTCAGCTTCTTCGGCCTCTTCTGTATCATCTATTAGCCTTCTCTAAAAGTCTAACTCAATTTCATCTTGAAGCTTTCTATCATCCTCTATTGATCTGTCAACATCTTCGATCTAATCTTTTCTAGACTCATAAAATTTATTAGTCTTATCTAAGATATCTTTAAACTTTCCAAGACTATCATATTCAAACAAGTCTGGTGACTCTTGTTGCTTTTGCCAGAAGTGCTTCTTTCTTTTATTTTCTTCGTACTCCTATATTTGCTTTTTAAGAGTATCCTCGTCTTTAAGATGCGATGTACCAAGAAGATTGTCCAACATTTTATCATAGTTTACCTAGTCTACGGTAAACAATGCCATCTGTCTAAATTTATCTTTAAGGTCATTGTACTCCTGGTCTGTAAACCCTGTATGATTCTTGTTGTCAGAAAACGACTCGTTATATTCGTCTATTACACTTTGGTTTTCTCCAGCTTCTTTTTCAGCCTAATCTTCAACCTCTCTAATCAACTCTCCTATAACTGCTTTTACAAATCCAATATCATTTCTGTTATTAAAGTTCTTTTCAGATTTTTCTATATCGCTATAAAGCTGTGCAAGAGCTTGTCTTTTTGCTTTAAGAAGATCTCTGCGAGCCTGTACTTTATCAGCCTCTTGTTCCTACTGTCTACTACGCCACTCTGTTACAAGAGTACGGTTCCATGCAAGATCTACGTCAATCTATCGATCCATGTTGATATCATACCTAGGGTCACAAGAATCAAACTAAGACATAATAACGCGCATTTCTCTTTGCTGCATCAAGTCGTTTATAGAGTTTACCAACGGATCGATGTTCTCTTTTTTGTTATCTTCAGAAAGCTAGTCATACATCGCTACACGGGAAACAAATTTTGCAAACTTATCATTTTGTTTCTTATTTTTCCAGCTATCCTTCGTTTCTATTCCTTGTTTCTTGGCAGCATCTTGTATTAGCCTAGAATTAGCTAATCTAGATACTCTTGAATAATACTTCTTTGCATCCTAAATTAATTCTGGGTCCAAGAATTGCTTAGCTTGATAAATCTGCTGTGCGAGTTGTACACCTTCTTCCGACTGCTGTTGTTCTTGAGTCATACCAGAATATCTAGTTTGCAGCTGGTCTAATTTTTTAGACTACTCATTAGAGTATTCTATCATCTTATCGAACGCCTCTAATGCTTCAGCTGATCTATTTGGACCTCTTAATGCACGCTTGGCGTACTGGAAACCTGTTCTGTATAGATCTCTTGTACCAATTTTATCAAGGTAAAGATTTCTGGCTATTACATTATTAGCAGTAACCTATCTAGATGTTCTATATGCAGATCCAAATATATTTGTAGCTACATCATGGCCGCCACCGCCAAGTATTACAGAGTTTATATTTTGCATCAATTCCCTGTCCCCGAGTAAATCCAAATTCATATAACTACCAATAGTGGCATACGAAGCTTTTGAGCCTACAAGGAAGTCGTTCATTAATCTGTCAACAAATCCTCTATACTCTGGATGGTTTTGATAATATCCATTAACAAATTGTTCAGAATGCAACTGCTGTTTACCCTCTTCTACACGTTCGGAAAAATCTCTTAAAGCTAATCTACCAATTAACTCTTTTGAGTTTCGCTTTATTACATCTGCGTTTATTTTGCCTGTCATCTTTAAAATTGATGAAGGTAATGCCTAGCCAAATGTTGTAACCTTTTCTGCCAACTAGCCTAATTTGTTTGCCATATACGCCCTGCCTCCAGTTGCTCCAAACAAGCCTCCAAGCAAAGCTCCTGTAGCAACTCCTATCGTTGCTCCAAGCTGGCTATCACCGTCGTCAAATTGTGATCCAATTACACCACCGGCAATCATACCTGGGGCAAGATTTTTACCAATAAATTTTCCAGCAGAATATAAACCTGTTTTTGCTGCAGCTGATCCAACAACTCCACCTACAGGTCCTGCTGTAGCCATACCAACTTCAAAACCTTTTTGGGCTCCAACTGTGTTTAATTTAGATGTATCTAAGGCATGTTTTATTGCATTGTAATTATCGCTACCAATAGCACTTCTCAATCCAGCTTTAAATTTGGAAGACATCTTTGTAAATTTGCCAAGATTTGCTATCTTACCAAAAGGGATAGCATTTACAGCGATACCTACATATGTATCTCCGGCCGTAGCCATCATATCATCATAGAAGTCGCTATTTATACCTCTGGCAGATTCGTAAGAGACTGATACCAAATCCTTATCTTTTAACTTCCATTGTCCAGATACAAGGAGATCCTATAATTCCTCTTTTTCTTTTCCTGGTGTTAATTTTATTCCATTAGCTTTTGCAAACTCGGCTCCTTCCTTCATAAATTTGCCAGAAAGGCCATTATTGTTAAGATTTTTCTCTAACAAAGCTTTGTAATCACCAACAATCTGTCCAGAGTTTTCATCATAGCCCTATGACATATCGATAGCTCCTGATAACAGTGCTGTTCCTGCGGATATCGCCAAGTTGCCAGTAGCAGCTCCAGCGAATCCAAGAATTAATGAAGGTATGGTTTTTTCGTAAGAAGACATTGATGAACCAAGAACTCCCCATGTTCCATATTTTAGTTTATGCAAACTAAATATTCCTTCATCCTAAGATTTCTGATCTTCGTATTTATATCTGTCAGATATACCTTTTTCGTACTTTTTTACATCAGCATTATTTTCTTTGTATCCATTTTGCCAATAAGCCTGTCTTTTTGCTATAGAGTTTTTAAATTTTCTAATCATCTATAGTTTTTGCTAAGGAGTTGTATTAGGATTACCTATTCCTTCTAGATAAAATCTAGTTCCTTCTACATCATCGGTGATCCATGTACTTTTCTCTCCCATTCCAATAGCTCTTTCTACTGACTATATAGCTCTGTCTATAGGATGGAATATTTGTTTATCAAAAAACTGGGCTATCCTACCAGAATTAGTAGGTTCATATGATTGCAATATTTTGTAGTTGTTGTACAACTTTTCATTCTACTTTATAAGCCCATTATATTCATCAAATATCTATTGAAGTTTATTTGGATTTATACTTCCATTCAATGATATAAGTCCATGTTTTTTCAAATACGGAAGCAGAGCTTCTTTATTCTGCCCCTTCTGATACAAATCTGCAACATCCATAATATTAGAATATTCATTTATTTTACTCTAATTATTAAGGTACTACTCAGCATCATTTGCGTAAGAAAGCATTTCGTTTGTTCTAAGTATATTACCAGCAAAGTAATCCCTTTCTGCCATATTTCTATTCTACTGGAATGTATTATATGCGCTTTGGAAATAATTTACATCTCCCATACTTTGAATAAACTTATCTTCTAGCTGTCCTTGTTCTTTTAATCTTTGGTTAGACCATTCTGAAAAAGACTGCCTTTTCTCTAATGACCCATCTGGCAAATAAGTACTTATAGCATCATGTTTTGGGTCGTATATCTATACTTTCCCATACATTTGGTTGTCGTTATTTACCATTAATGACTTTACATATCTTGGGTCTGTAAGTTTTGCGTACTCTGATTCTGGATTCTTTTTGAGGACTTTATCAAGCTTGTAGTTTTTAATTACATTCTAATCAGGAGTCACCCATTTCGTATCCGTCGCATTTTCTGAACGCTTCTTACTATCCTAATATCTTTTTACTGGATTAGCAGACTCTTCGTTAATAGTCAAAGCTCCCCAACCTTCAGGAACGAGTAATGGCTGGGGTCTTTGACGTGTCTATCTAATCTATTTTCTTTCTTTACTAATGTCCTGTTTTGTAGTGTATACAGGAGTTATTTCTGTACTATAGCTTTTTACAATATCTTGTAACTATTTCTAGAATTCTTCATCCGAAGAAACTTTAGGATTATTTACAAACTATTGATAAGCCCTCTATTTTCTATTCATGTTAAATAGTATTAATAATCAAAATCAGATGGATTTTCAACTGTTGTATTAGTGGTTTTATATCCGTTCTTTTTTGCTATAAAGTGGTCAGCTGATATACCTAACTCATCAACTGATAAATCTGTTCCAGAAACTGGCACATATGATCTAATCGGCGTTCTATTTAAATCCTTATAATTGCTTCCTTTTCCAGTTCCTATATAAACATCGACGGCGTCATAAGTATGAAGTTTTCCATCTTTACCAACTACGCTAACTGTTTCACCATTTACTGTTGGACGCATTACAACAGAGTAGTTAGGATCGCCAATAAAGTCTTCTATTCTAGAAGGATTTTTTACATTATTTGGTCTTCCAAATCTATCTCCACCATTAAGCTTTATTATTCGACCATTTTTATCAACAATATTTGTACCTTTATGTTTCCATGCAACCCTTCTTCCACTCATAGAACTATAAATATCTTGGGCACTATATAATGTTGTAGAGCCGTTTACGGTATAATTAATCTTCTTAGATTTTGAACCAGGTACACCAGTTAATCCGTGTCTTGTTCCAAATACTGCAGGATCGTCTCCAGTTCTAGATAAATGTCTTATTACAGTTGTTGCCGTAACTGGACCGGTCACACTTTTAGATAACGCACCCTATCTTAATCTTATTAAATCTTTAAGCTGCTGCTCTGTCATACTCTGAACCTTTGCTGGATCCAAATTAGAATTAAGCTTTCCAGATCTATCTCTTAACCCTGCTGCTGTTTCGGCATTTTTTACCTTCTTTGTATACGAATAGCTATATCCTCCATCTGCTCCGCCATTTTTAGAAGCACCATTATTAGCGCCTCTAGCTGCGGCAATATCACGCTAATTCTTCCTATCAAGCTCATTTTCGCTATGCTGGAACGCTCTCTGCTTAGCAGCTTCATTAGCCTGGAACTACTGGTCATTGAGATGAACTTTTACCTGATCAGCTCGTCTGTCTACCTGAGTATATTCTCTATTACGATTAATAATATCAGCCTTAAGTGCATCTATATCACCTCCATACATATTGAGATAGTATCTACCAAGATCAGACTTTGTCATATCCTTTATATTCGCATCAAGAATCTACTGCATCTTCTTTGGAGATTTAGAATATACTTGATACATTCCTCCGGTCTTCTTAGTAGCCTCGTCATCATACTCAAGCTACATGTTATCAAACAGATTACTTGTCCAGTCCTTAAGGCTAGAATACTTAGATGGAGCTTCTCTTGTCCACATTCCGTCTGTAGATGGGTCCCAAGACTCCAATGTCTTACCACCCAATACAAATTTTTCAAAATCTGGATCATATGTACCATTACGCATAGCTTCTGCTCTATATCTCTAATAAGTCTTCATTGACTCATTCTGAGCTTTAAGGTTAGCTATTTCTGCATATGGTCTCTCTCTAATAATCTTGGCTATATACGCTCTTCCTTCTGCTGATCTAACAGGATCTATTCCGTTCTAATAGAGGTAATCTAATCCTTTGTTAACAGCTCCCCTTGTGATATCGTAAAACTCTTTATTTACATTAGCATTAGGCCCATATAACTCACCGAATTCTTTAGCGAACTCCTTCTAGTTCTATACTGCCTAATTGTATTGTTCTCTTGCAGCACTGATGTACTATGACATCATGCTACTATCCAGTAGATCGATTATAGGCACCGCTACTGGCTCATCATACATTCCTATCATACTTTATTATTAATTAATAGATGGAACTTTAAAATTATTATTATATAGCAGAAGACCCCTGATCATTTGATCTCTATTAATTGGGAACCCATATCTCGATATAGTCTTTTTGTTACCAGGTGCACTTGTTCTAGTAAATCCAAGTGGTTCTTTAGAATTTTCTGCAAAAAGATCGCCGCCAAGATATTTGCTATAATCTTTTCTTAATTGATCCATTGGTATGCCCATGTACTTTTGATACGTTTGCATATATTTACTACTATCTGGTAAAGTTGGTATCATTTGAGGTATTAAATTAGACAAATAATCATTCGGTGTGGAAGTAGATTTGTCGTAATACATATACTAAGACGATTTAGGGATACCATTGTTACCTTTAATAATTTTGTTCCATTTTTTCTAAGCTTCAAAATACTTATCCCAATCTATTGTATCTAAGTAATTTGTATGATAATATGGTAAATTTGGCAATGGTAAATTACTAATGTCAGAAATAGCCTTCTACTACCAATCTCCATACGGCTAAATGCTACGTTGGTACATATTCATTTCGTACGGCTATCCGGTTGGCCTTATGTACGAATTATTTGCACCACTTCCTTTTGAATTGTTTGTACTACCAGTATTACCAGTTGTACCTTTATTACCATCTGCTCCTATACCGTATATTGTTTTTAATGCTTCTTTCTTGTTGTCTACATCCTACTGATATATATCAAGAATATCGCCATACTGCTTGTTTTTAATGCGTTGTGACAACCATTTCTGACCAATAAGACCAAGATTAGATAAGTGTGTTTCTATACCCTTAGTCTTAGCACCGTGTGCTCTATTGTAAGCCTCCCATCCATATTGGTTAGACTGCTGTAATCTCTGTGCATCACTATCACCAAGTCTGGCAGCCATCTCAGCATAAGCATTTCTATATGCAGCATTCTTTTCCTGTACATTCATGAGTGCATCAGCAACATTTCTCTAATTTCCTAAAGCTAAAGCTACTCTATTAGCCTATCTCTGACCACCTGTATAACCACCAGAATTAGCAAGCTAATAAGCAGCCTGTCTATCTTGTGCATATAATTTTTCAAGAACAGGATTAGCTGATACTCTATTACCAGCCATTGTCTGTAAAGCTATTGGTGCATATTTATTAGCTGCATATATATTTGGCATTACAGGGTTTTCTCTACGCCAATGATTAAGCATCTATGTTTCAAGCAGTGCTGGTAAAGCATAACCTGTATCAAGCATAAGATTTGATACCTTTCCTTTTCCGCCTGTTGTGTAGGATTTCCAGAAACTTTTTCCTTTATCAAATCTATCTTTCCCGCAATTATGCTTAATCTAAGCTGCGTAATCTTCGATCTAATGCTGTTTCTCTTGTCTGTCTGTAATATTCTTCATAGCTTGCAAAATAGGGGCTTTAGCGCGATCTAATTGATTTTTCTGAAGCTCAATCGTCTACTTTGATAAAGAGCTAAGATCGGATTTCTTACCTGCTCTTTTTTCAATATCATTATACATCTAAAGCTTAGCTGTCAACGGGGCTACTTGGTCAGAAAACTTCATTCCATTGCTCCAGTCTATATCGTTACCAGCTATAACATTATTATCATCTCTTCTAACAGAGCTAGGCTAATTATCAACCCCAACTTTACCCTTCGTTACAAGAGTGCCGGTACCATTTGTGTAATCTATAATAGACTCTCCTTTACCGACCAAACTATTAACCGGACCAGCCTAATAACCATTAGGTGTCCACACTTTATTTCCCTTTAACATATCTTGGTTTTCTTAAATCTTTTCCTCGGTTAGCATATAATACATCATCATACGTGTTACCATTATCTAAATAATATTGCTATGTAAGGCCTTCTGTTGCAGCTGACGATTGATTAACCTAGTTGATAAGATTAACTTTCTATTGTGCGTTAAATATCTTTCTACGCTATCTCTCTCTAGCTTTTTTACTTCCAAACAAGCCTCCGAATAATCCTGTGATAGCTCCAACTGCTCCTCCTATAAGCGTACCGACACCAGGTATAGCTGAACCTATAGCAGCTCCAGCAGCAGCTCCAGATCCAACCATTCCTAATGTTGCATTTCTATTCGACTTAGATATATCGTCCATGGCTTTCTGTCTGTTGATATCATTCTATGCTTGGTAATTTACACCGAATGCCTAATCTGTTCTTTGTCCAGAATAAGCCATAAGTTCATCAGTTCCCTTTACTGCGTTCTACATGGAATTATATCCTTGTATCATTCCTATTGTTCCATTAACAGCTCCTGTTCTTATTCCGCTTCCTCCAGAACTAAGTGATAAATTTCCAGGAGTTCTCATTCCATTTACTTCCATTCTTGTTGGAACGGATGTAAGTTGCTGTTTATATGTGTTCAAACCAGTAATATCTCCACCAACACCCTTTACGCTACTTGATAAGTCTATGCCGTTATTGAATTTTGGTATATTATTTATCTTCTTTCTCTACTTTAGCTCCATGACTATCTATATTTTGTTATTATATATTGTATTGCAGTAGCTGGATTTGGTTTAATATCTTCTATACTGCAAATCATGACCTTACCTCTAGCTCTATTTCCAAATAATCCATCAGCCCTAGGTATGACAAATCTATGATTATTTTCTCTAAGTGTTATCTGTTCTTCTAGACTAGACTCTATTTTCTAAGATTCTGTCTACCATGTATATTTATGATTTTTTGAGAAGTAGTCATCCTAGTCGTATATAACATCCTGTAACTATAGATTTTCGTATGTAACAATCTCTTGATTGTCAAACACCTTTGTAACGAGTGGCTATTGAGCAACAACGTATTTAATGTAACTTGAAAGTAACTACTGATTTGTTGATTTAGGTGACTCATCAAGATAATCGTACTAATACACACATACAGTATCGTTTTTCTTTACAAGATATTCTCCATTAAAGAACTATATAGCTCCATCAAACGGAATGGTTAGTGTTGATGTGAATTTTCCAAGCATTTCATTATACACTATCTGCATATCATCGCTTAAAACATTGAATACAACTTCATTGTATCTATTGTTGTAGAATACCTTAAAGTTATCGTTCTTTTTATACTTGTTCAGTATATTCTATACTTTACCTTGTTTTGAAAGCTATACTACGCTCTATCCGTCGAATAAGCAGATTACATTATTATGACTATCAAACCAATATAAACCACCTGTAGTACATACTGAACAGAATTGCTGCTTATGCATTCCATAAGTATTGCTGTAGTAGTCATATCTATCAAGTACTCCTCCAGTTCCTAATACTATGTTTTGTCCAGAATTGTCTGTAGCAACACTACGGTCATTAACACTGAGTATACCAAATGATTGCTCCTAGAAAAATGTAAGAACATTCTTAAATGTACATATATCAGTTATAGAGCCATATTCCTAATCGACGTCTATAAAATTAGAGCTTCTAAATTTACACCAGCTATCTATAATTTCATCATTCTGTTTTAAATCAGAATAATATACTCTTGTATCTATAGTTTTATTATAATCTTGTGGATTAATATCATCGTACGCAGCAAACGGCATACTTGTATTCTATACACTATAGACAGAATTATAAACGTATTCAGGCTCTTTCTGTACGTAAGCTTCTGTTATTTCACACGGTTCAGTCTGTATAAAAGATGCGTAATTGTCTCTTGCGTTAGAACTAAGTGTCCATCCATGTTGAAATTTGCACCATATATTTGATTCTGTTGGTATAGAGTATGTTATCATATGTGTATTAGGGAACTGTAAATTATTACTTCCATCTTTTGTATAAGTTCCATACACTTTATGCATAGAGGTATACTCGAATGTCTCTACATGGCAATCTCCATCAAATACTGTATTCCATTTATTTATAGACTCAAAGTAATTACCATCTCCATAATATATATTTGTAAGTCTATTTGTAAACTAATACCCACCATAAGGAGTTGTTTGCTATCTAAGATTAGTTAGATATGTTCCAAGTAGAGTTGGTCTGATTATCTTGTATATATCACCAAATTCTGTATGATCTGTCTTTGGTAGTTCTTGCTCTAAGCTATCATAATAATTGCCATTCTTAGGATAATAATAAGAAATCGCACCAGCTGTTCCTTTTTCTTTATACCAACAACTTAACAATAAACACTTTCCTCCAGTTCCAAAACATGCGTTTTTATCACCATGCGTACCGGTTCCGTCATTTTTAAAACCGCCATTATAATTACCAAATGATTCTAATATATTGAAATTAGAATCATTACAAATACCACCGGTAATCATATTTACAAATAGTGCCCCACCAGCAGAAACTGCATAATTTGGATAAGACTTTGATGACATCTGTTCATTATTATCATTATTAAAGTTTCTTTTGAATGCCTAATCCCATTTTATTTGATCAACTAACTAAAAGTCCTGTATATAATTTCTATAAACGTTTGTAAACCAATCATCAGAAGGTGTAAAAATACCTGTAAAAAAATCTCGTACATAAGTACTCTATTCGTACAATTTTATATAAGCGAAGGCTTTCTGTATTATAAATTTACCAGATTTTTCTTTTCTATCATTAGCAGACTAGTCGTCACTATTATATAGTCTATCAAAATTTAAAATGCAATCTTTTGCTAATGCATACGAATACGGTCTATCGTCTCCAAGTCCACCAATTGTAGCCGAAAAGTAATTAAAAGTACCAATATAATTAATTCCTTTATTTTTGTGAGACTAAGGATTAACTTTATAGAAATAACTTGGATTAAATGGTGCATCCAGATAACAGATTGTACTATCTTTAGAAAACCCGTTGTTTATTGTTAAGTTGTTAACATGAAATTCTCCTCTTCCATCTCCATTGTCACCTGGTCCAGTAAACAACTCGACAGCACAGTTTGAAATACATGGTATTATAAATTTAAAACTTGTTCTTTTGTTATAACCGACTAATGGTCCATAATCATACCATGAACCATTATCACCCCACCCAGTAAAGTCATACTAGTCATCACGAAACTTATGATCGCCCCTAGCTCCAAATAAAAAAGACTATTTTTGTAAATAATATTTTTTGTCTTTTGTAAATTGTTTAAACGATTCTGGCTGATAACAAATTTCCTTTGAAACAAATTGTAATAATTTGTCATTATCTATATTTGTCATACATTGAGACTTAGAATCCTTTCCATCTTTAACAAGCTAATCATGTACATCATATCCTTCTATAAACTTATTTGTTGTTAAGAATCCTGTTGGACAAAACATATGGTATTTTGTTACCCAATAATCATCGTTATTTCCTTCAAACTGCCTACTATATGCATTAGACACAGGAGAACTGAGTACACCCTGTGATATTGTAGCAATATCAGATTCATGTCTAGCACATCTAACTATCTAATAACCAGTACAGCCTTCTGGTAAACTCTTTACCATAAACTATATTCCTAGATTTCTGATAACTAGTTCATAACGTTTGCCATTAACAATAGTATTAGATGACATAAGCTCGAAACCTTTTTCAGTAACATTTGGTGTTCTTATATCAGCAATCCATTTAACTGGAGATGCTTGGCAATATTTGTCATACAAAACAATTCCGTAACGATAAATCTCGTTTCGTCTAAGTGATTTTATCAACCATGTGTTTTTATTTATTCCTGGATCAAATTCTGCTTTTTCTATTATAGATGGTTTAAAATCTTTATCGATGTAGAAAACATTATTTTGCTATACATTTTCTTTTTGAGAATAATTGTATAATGTTCCTATCTTTCTTGTATTGTTTTCTTTTACACAAGAATCTTCTACCTAAGAAGAAATAACAAATCTCCATTCTATATTTTTACCAGATCCTCCGACCCATTGATATTTTGAATCGAATACAAAATTAGCATAATGCAATGAAGCTTCTTTATTTATGTTATTATAAGTATCATCATAACAATCATGGTCAAATGGAGGAACGGCAACAGAGTCGTCTTCTATGTCTTTGCCGTGTGCGTCTATTATAAATGAGTTATCACCATTAACATCTGTTACAGTGCTTTTGTTTTCGTAATTAAACCTAAATGCTCTTGCATCCCATTTATCGAAATCTTTAATAGTAGTCTGTATTGTCTTTGTGTTTGCGGCAAACAGAAAACCGTCTTTAGATGCCAATGAATTAGGTATTATTCTAACACCTTGTAATGAATTTAACTCTTCAACACTGATATGTTCTATTGGATCATTACCAACATCATTTATAACTATATCTGTAGAATCTTGTTCATTAAAGTCTACTTTAGCGTCATATATTACAGATACTATTGGCATCTATCCGTTTTGCGTATACTGTACTCTAAATACTTTAATATAATCAAGATGCCAATAATTACTAGGAATTTGTATAGATATCTTTACTCCGCAATTTGATATAGCACCCTGTTTGCCACCGCACTTTACATATTTGCTGTCGAAATCATAATTACCAATTGGTATCTGCTAGCATTGTATAGATGATCCTGTATGTATTCCGTATCTATTATATAACTAATAACAATAACTTACAACACCAAATTCTATTTTTCCTGGCACATACTCTTCAAATACCGGTGGTTTGCAAACAGCTTCTGGATAAGATAAACATTTATCAAGATCAGTATACACAAAACTCTCATCTCGGCTATTTATATTAAAAACCATTATCGGATGTATTGAATCTGCTAAGTATAGCTTGATATTGTTTTCGCTCTCGTAATTAAGCTAAATATCAAATGCATCAGGATATTTTTCTCCATCATCTAATGGTAACAATGGTGCGTTTACAACAAGCCTACTATTTTGTATGTTATTAAAGTCCTAATCATGAACAGTTCCGCCTATTGCGTTTTTAAAACTATAGATCTTAAGTCTATTTTCATTTTCATCAATGCAAACAACTACTCCGTAATCTCTTATTGAACCAGTGGCAACAACTTTGTTGCTCTCGCCAGCAAATGATCCAGCTAATTTTACACCCTAGACTGGCATTAATGATCCATGTCTATTATCTCTGCCTTCTCCACCTCTATATGATGATATTTTTATATTTCTAGCATCAATATACTAGTTTGTGGCAACAACAGAGAGATCATCATCACTATTTAATCCTCCTGCAAAACTATTAATTTGTGGTTCAGTATTAGTATCCATAGCAATAATCGTTAAAGTTTAACTATTTCTTTCCTGTGTTATTAAAGAAGTTCTCGTCATCATCCCACTCTGGTATAAGCTTAGTCCACTCATTCTTAATAGTAAGCATTTCACTTTCGTTTGGCATCATTGCTTCAGCGTAAGCCTGGTTTCTATAGAAATTCCACTGCTACTGTATGTAGAAGTATGTGTTCTAATTATATCTAGCTTTTCCACCAAGTGATCCTCTAAGGAACTTTGGAAAGCTTAACTTCATCATTACATACCAGTATATAGCTTCCTAATATGAAGCTAAGTCTGGGATAAGTGGGTAACCCCTTTCGTCTGTAGCTATTGCCTTGTATGACAATTTAACAAAACCTTTATCTTTATTAAAGACTATCCAACCTGGTTTAATCCAGTATGTAGGAACATCTACTTTATTGTCTCTAATAGCATCCATTAGTGCAGTGCTACCATTGATTCCTAAAAGCTACGATCTATGCGTAGGCAGCATTACTCCAGCTGGTTGTTCTGGGTAATAGTGATGTATATGCTTTGTGTTAGCTTTAGACTTAAATGAGCTTTCATCTTTTAGTGCCTATACCCAATTTGTTCCATTGTTTGAATAGGCTACAGTTGTCAATGACTCTAAGTCTTCTGGTATTGGAACTTGATGTTCGTGTATTTCAAATATTGGAACGCAATCTTCACCAGACTCTTTCTATACATACTATACAGGAGCACCAATCTTCTCAACAGCTTCAAAGATCCATTCTCGTATATCTGTAATACGTATGTTCTTTTCTTGCATGTTTGAGTCAGCCATAATTTTAGCTATAACTGACTCACATTTTGTATATTTGTATATCATCTATATTTATACTGTCTC